AGAATGGCAATCCTACGGGCGTTTATCCCTTTGTGTGGGATGATGATGGCAACATGGAGAATATTAGTGGTATGACCTTTGACCAGCTTCCCGAGTGGGCACAAGATAGGATTCGAGATTATACTTTCAGTATCACCTATTTTGAGGACATGACCGAAGCCGAGATTCGGGAGTATTTTAGCCGTCTGAACAATGGCAAGCCTCTTAGCGGCATTGAGTTGACCCGTGTCAAGGCTATCAGTATTAAGACTTTCCAGGAGATTGCTAATCATAGTGCCATTTCCGATTATGCGGTCACTGATATTGGCAAGAACCGTTACAAGGATGAACTTATCGCTATGTATATCTATGGTATGGACACCATGGATGAACCGAACTTCTCTACTAAGGTTTTTCGTCCTTGGATTCAGGATGAATTGGTCAGCGTGGATGAAAAGAATGATATTATTAAGGGCCTTGATTATGTTTCTGCCCTTTATACTACCATTGAGGAGGCTATGAAGGCTGACCCTGAAAACAAGTCTGACAAGACCGTTTGGCGTAAGGTACGCACTCAAAATAACTTTGTTTCTATTGCTTATGCGGGGATTCTGGCGGCTCGTGAGAATGTGCCCGAAGAGAAGTATGTTACGACTATCTACGATTTCTTTAATTGTGCGCCTACTTCCAAGGATGAGGAATATAATCGTAGCGTAGGCCAGGGAAGCGCACGTCCTGAAAATGTTCAGCGGCGTAAAAAAGCTATGGATGAACTCATGGAAGGGATTAATTAATATGGCATGGGTTTGTGCGTATATTCTCATTTCTGGAATTTGGCTTCTAATGCTTGGCATTGTTACTGATACTAATGGAGCATTTAATTTCATTATGGGGAAAATGATTCCATTAGTAATTAGTTTCCTTGGGATTGCCGCATTTCTGTATTTGGTGCTAAAGTAAGAGAGGAGGGCGTGAGGTGAATAGACCTTGCGCCCTTTCCTTTTGCATCCATCTGACAGGCTGTTTAATGGCTCATACAGCGGTTTACAGGGCTTGGGAGGGTAGATACATAGGTAAGTAGTTAGACAGCTTACAGGGGCTTTAAAAGGGCTTACAGAAGCCCTATACAATATACACAAATAAATTAAATACTTTTGTGCAAACTGCTTATAGACAATATGTATTCTATGTGGTACATCCCATGACAATCACTAGCGAGTATTTTAACAGGTGTGCGGCAGAAATAGACGAAATTACTAAGGCCCTTGTAATTCTTCAATGCGAGAGCAACGAAGAAGTGAAGGCAGAGTTGGAGGGAGCACAGAATCTTGCTAATGCTTTGGAGGGGCTTCTGAGCGTTGTAAGGGGTCTGCCACTTGTATAAGAAAGGAGGCTGTTTCATGAAGGTAACTAATCAATTTTTGCTTCGATGCGCTAGTAACGTGAACAACTTTGCTACTAAAGTAATGATTCGAGATGATTATAACGTAGAGATTGAAAAGGAAGGAAAGGAGGCGTTTATACAGGCTTTAAATAGGCTTATTATAGAGTTGAAAGCTAGACCTGCAATAATCCCACAAAGACAACGAAAGGAAGGAAAGAAAATGTTTGATGACGCTTGTAAGATACATAATAATGACATATACTCCATTAAAAAATTTATTAAAATTTTTACTGACATCCCGTATCAAAGTTTAGCAGTATGGGAAAGGGATACTGATTTAAATGATAGTTGCTATTTCATAGCTCAATATCATATGAAACCTGTATTAGATTGCCTTAAAAGGCATTTGGAAGATGGAATAACTAGCGTTGAAATTTTTGTAAACAAAGACAAAGAACTTTGTATTATTGATGTTCTTTAAATAGTTAAAATATACAAAAAAGTTTTAATATTTTGTGCATTTTAACTCTAGCTTTTAAAGGCGTTTAGCGGTACAATATAGACAGTAAAAGAAAGGAAGTGCTAGACCATGGACGAGATGCAAAAGAAGGCGTATGACCACATTATGGAGTTGAGAGAGCATTATAACCTTTGTACTAAATTGTATGGGAAGTTTGAAGCGAAAGAGTACGACCCGAAATGCGGCGGAGAAGTTATCAATACTTATATTGCTTTCCGGGAAATGATGGCGGCAGAAGAAATGTTCAAAACCCTGTTTGGTAAGAGTTTTATTAGTGTGCGCATTGATATTATTAAGAAAGATTCTGAACAATGCCTGGAAGGTATCCACAAGGAGTTTGAAAACTTTGTAAAGGAGATGGAAAAACTTGTCTAAGAGCTATCAGTATAAAGGCTTTACGGTTGTTCAGGGGTATTCTTCCTGGTTTATCTTTAGTAGTAGTCGAATGAGTGAGGACGATTTTGTGGGCCAGCGAGACACGAGCATGGAAGCTGAATATTATATTGATGAAATTCTTTTGGAGAAATTTTCCTAGACTATTGACATACATAATTGGATATGTTAGGATAGGTACAGGGTTAAGAAATTAGCCTTGTACCTATTCTTGCATTATGCGAGAGTTTCAAAAACGCCAGAGTTTTTGACTTTGGGGTTTAGTTTTTATGCAGAGATTTAGCAGGGCGAATTTTGCCAGAAAATGGAAGTTGAAAAATTGGCTTTCTACATTAGGCGGGAATCAAATTTTGCCCCACGATAATATGTATATTAATGTATGTATATATTAATATATAAATATTAGGAGGATGTAATATGAATAGATATGTTTTAGTTGAAGTACATATGGTATATATTGAAGATAAATCGCCATATACAATTACAGTTAATAATAATGAGTGGCCTAAGTTTTTTGCACTTGATATTCAATCTGCTAATGGATTTATTGGTACATTCTTAAATAGCAATGATAAAAAGAATGAATATGGCATTAAAATTTTGAAGCCATATTCTAAAGATGACAACATTTGTTTTACTTGCTTTTATGATTATGAATTTTCACTTTATTTTACTTTTAAGGCTAGAATCATGCTGGAAGATGAATTGAAGAGCAAAGATTGTATTTATAAGAAAGTTTCAATTGATGAATTTATGGAGTTGATTGTATGAAGTCAGTAGTCAGTAGTCACCACTCGCTTCGTTACAATCCTATTCTTGAGAAATGGATTTGTACAAATTGTGATGCTAAATATGGAAGCAAATGGGATAAGCCACTACCTACATATTGTATGAAATGTAAAGTTGAATGGGAAGAGGAGAATGATACCAATGAATCGAACTGAATGGAAAAAACGATTCCTATTTTTGATTTTAAGTTTTTTAATTTGTTTTTTCTTTCTTAAAATTGAAATCCAAAAACCTGCATCAGCCTCAAATTTTGAATTGAAAAATTCATTAGCAGATATATTTTCTGAAAACGAAATCCAAAATCTAGTTATCTATCCAGCTAGGGAAGCTGATATTCCAGAACCCACCCCCTTTTATGAAACACCAGTTGCAGAATCGAATTCTAAAAATGAAATTAATAAATCTGTTTGTTATTTGACTGATAATGATAGGTACATTGTAGAGCGAATTGTTTCAGGTGAAGCGGGTTATGAGACTATGGATGGGAAAATGGCCGTAGCTCAATGTATTAAAGACGCTATGCTTCAAGATGATATCTCTGCTGTAACTGTTCAAAGTAAATATGGTTATGCTGGTTGGAAAACAGATTTGGAATCTACATATCCAGAAGATTGGGTAGAGGTTTTAGAGGCTATCGAACGAGTGTTCGACCAAGGTGAAAATGTAACAGATGAAAATATTTTATGGTTTTATGCTCCAAAATATACAACAAGTAAATGGCATGAATCTCAAAAGTATGTAGGTACTTATGGAACACAAAGATTTTTTGCGCCCTGGAATTGAAAAGAGGGAATGATAATGAAAATTTTAGTTTTGATTTATTTAATTATTAATATTATTTGTAGAAGCTATACTAATATTAAATATACCATATCACAATTTAAAACTAAAGATTCTATTCTTGGATATGTAATTGGAAATATTATTTTTATTTTTCTAAATATTATGGCTATTTATTATTTTATTACTTATGTGTTAGGAGTTTAAAAATGGACTACATTATTAATCCTGTATGGTTTTATGTAATTCAGATAGCGAGAAATTTAAATATATTATTTAGTATTTCATTCACACTTTCTCTTATTGCTCTTTTCATCCTTTGCCTTATATATAGTATAGTTCATGATGAAATTGGCGATAATGAATTAAAAAAACTTCACAAATATATAAAATGTTCCATTGTTATTTTCATTGTTAGCACAATTTGTTATATTGCAATCCCCACTCAAGAAACAATAATCTACATGTTTGTCGCTAAATTTGCTACTTATACTAATGCTCAAATTACTTTAGATGGTATTAAGTCAGTAGTAGATTATATTGTTCAGGCTATTGGAAGTTTATAATTAAAGAGGAGGAAAAATATAATGCCTTATTATGATTGCAAGAATAATGAAATTTGTAGATATTGTTCAATGTATAAAGAAATTCGTGACAAAATTTTAGAAATTCCTTATAGCAACCCATTTAAAGTATACCTTAAATGTGAATATCATATTCCTATTAAAACAACTCAGGAGGTTTAAAATGTTACATACTAACAAAACTTATCTTCATATTCAAAATCGTATTGCATCTCTTAAGCGCAACCCGGTAGAGAATGCCAATCTTATTCGTAAATGGGAACGAAAGGCTCGAAATTGGGCACAAAATAATTTTTAAAAAATTTGCAAAAAGGTATTGACAATCTATTCCTTATGTGGTAAGATAAGGACAGTTAAGGGGAACGCCTCCTATTGAGCACAAGAGTAAGGGTGAGGCCATAGTATTGTTCCGGCTTGGGGAGTTGGATGCTAGATATGTTTGTTTATTGTCAGATAATCAAAGGAATCGTATATAAGGTTTGCTGACACAAGCCTTTTATATCCTCAACAGATTAGGCTGTTAGTTGGTTTAAGTCCAACATTGAGGAAAACAATATTCCGGGATAGTTTAATGGTAAAACAGCGGACTTATAACCCGTATTAACGCCAGATTAGCGTAAAATTTCGGTTCGACCCCGAATCCCGGAACCAGAAAATAAATTGAGGAAGAAGGAAAAGAAAATGGATTGTCAATCTCCCAAATTTAAAATTGGAGACAAAGTTGTGCTTGTTGAAAAAGGAAAGAGCCATTTTGATGAAGAAGGTGTAGGTATTGTTCAGGATGTAATGTATCTTATCCATGCTCATGAGTATCAATATCATATTAAATTTTCCGTATAATTGATATGGCCTGTGGCTAGGATAAACATTTAATATGTAGCATAGTATATACCATTGCACCTATTGGGCCTCTCGTGCGTAAACGTAAATAACTAGCGGATTATTTTGATGCTGGCTGTGGAAGTCACCCAGGCTTCTAAGAGAGGGAGCAAAGCAGAGCTACCGTTGCTGAAAGTAGGATATTAAGGGTAGCATATATTATTGGTATAAAGGTGTCTGCAATTTCACCTTTATATAGCCTCCTTTCTGCGGGATGTACAGTACATATGAACTCATAAGTCTCATGTCTCAATACTTGTTTGCCAGGCAAGTTGACTGAATAAAGTTGAGATATTTATTTGCGAGTATGGCGGAATTGGTTTACGCACAAAACTTAAAATTTTGCGTCCTATGGACATGTCAGTTCAAATCTGACTACTCGCACCAAAAACACTATAAGGATACATCAAAAATGAACTATCAAAGAAAACCAATTAATATCAAAGGTTGGGAAATGTATGAAGTAGATACTAATGGAATCGTTTATTCTCAAAAAGGCCAACCTCTAAAACATTCTATAAATCATAATGGATATTGTATTATTAATTTAAATTATAATAAGGTCAGAAAAGGATTCGCTATACATACCTTAGTTGCCAAAACTTTCCTTCCAAACCCTGAAAATAAACTTACTGTAAATCATATTGATGGTAATAAAACAAATAACCATGTTGAAAATTTAGAATGGGCAACACAATTAGAGCAAGCATATCATTCTAAATATACTCTTGGAAATGATTTTACAGGCAGTAAAAGTTCTAATGCTAAAGCTGTACAAGATTTTGATAAAAAGACTTTAAAATTAAAATATGAATTTGATTCTTTGGCTGATGCAGGAAGATATTTTGTAAAAGAGAACAAAAATTATCGTTATTGTATGTATTCAATTTCTTTGAATATCAATCAGCCTAAAAAGAAAAAGTCTTATAGAGGTTGCATTTGGAAGTTTAAAGATATTAACTGATTATGTCAGTTTATATACCAGAGGAAGAGTTGACTTAGGTGTTTCAAACCAACCTCTAAAATGGGATAACAAACACTGGTTTTTGTTGTACTGCCTTAAAACAACAACCGCTCGTCGTCGGTATATAACGAAAAGTGAAGTTTAAGGAAACCGTTTCAATAGCTTGGTAAAGGACTTTAAAACGGAACCATTCTTTAATAGATAGGGATGAATAATACATGAAATTTGTCAGTAATTGGCCCGATAGTTATTATGCCGATACAGAAAAGCAATATACAATTAGTGAACTTATTGAACTTCTTGAATTTATGAAAGTTAAATTTGGAGATTGCACAGTGCTTGTTGAAGATGCGGTGGAAAATAAAGCCTATGGTTTTAGTAATATTCGTTTTGTATCTAATGAATGGCTAAGAAAATTATATCCAGAAGATGGATTCAACGATGAAATTCGGATTCTTATTTAAGCAATAAAAAATGAAAAGGAGGTGAATAAAATGAATCATGATGTAGATGATATGATTTATGACTATGAGAAAACTCATAGTACAAAGTAAAAAGGCTTTTTAGCCTTTATATTCTCTGGTAGCTCAACTGGAAGAGCAATATCCTTTTAAGATATGGGTTATGGGTTCAAGTCCCATCCAGGGAACCAAAGGGTCTAGGCCCTAAAATTATAAAAACAAAAAACGGAAAATAAAAGGAGAAATTATTTAATGAACAAGCCCGAATTTGTAGATTATGTTGCTGATGCACTAGGCACAACCAAGAAGGACACTAAGGTATATGTAGATGGTATTTTTGATAGTATCGTTGAGCTACTAGACCAGGGCGAAGAGGTAAACTTTAATGGTTTTGGCAAGTTTACTATGGAGGATGTACAGGCCGCTACTCGCCGTAATCCTAAGACTGGTGAGAGTGTAGAGGTTGAGGCTCACCGTAAGCCTAAGTTTAAGTTCTCTAACACTTTGAAGTCTGGCCTTCGCTAATTTAACTTAAATACATAATAATTTGGTGGGCGAACCATCCGTGTGTAGGTAAAGTTTCCTTAATGTGCCTGAAAGGTAAGGCTCTCCGTTCTGGCTACGACGTGGTTAAAGGATAGCCCATTTTACTTCTTCGTGGTGTAAGAGGCGTGGTGAAACTGCGTTAATGTTCATGAGGCTTTACTATTTTGCTTAAAACAGGAAAATGGGGAAGTTAAGAGCGATTCTGCCATAGTGAATCGCTTTTTAAAATATGGTGCTCCGCTACCATAGCACACAAATGCGGATTCTTGTCTAGGCAAGTTTGGCTTTGAATGGTTGCGTAAAGGAACCATACTCCGTTGGCTACTACGTTAGTGTAGCATTTTATAGGGGTATAGCCAATCGGTAAGGCGAGGGCCTTTGAAGCCTTGATGGAAAGTTCGATTCTTTCTACCCCTGCCAGTTGCAAGGTAGCTCCTTGCTGAATGTGAGCGTGGCGGATTCCTCACAAACAATGACAATGCTTTGCTGAAAACTGCATGGTAACGGAAGAAGCAGACTTGAAATCTGTGTATAAGACCGAATGTAATGGTGGGCTAAAAGCCCTGTCCAATGTGTGATAATTTAAGCGGGAATCGCATTAAATAAAAAGGATTGAGACAAATGCCAACAGAAATCAATCTTGAAAAAGAATGGGCATATATTAAAACTTGTGCTTCATGTGTTTATTTCGGTGGAAGTAAAATAAACACGCCTTGCAAACAATGTTTGATTATGCCATTTCATATTTGTAGTGAGAAAGTACAAAATTATTTTGCTAAACGATAAATAAAAATTGGAAAAACTTTTGGAACTACTTGACATATGACAACCATTGTGTTATACTTACCTTACAATAAATAAGGAGGGAAACATAATGGTTGTTTCTTATCTGTCTTACTTGAAGGCTACTCGTAAAAGTGAAAATACGATTAGGTCTTATACAAAGAATATCCAGAAGATGTTGGATACTATTGGTAAAAATGAAGAAGATATTGTTTACTCTGATTTGGTAGACTATCAGGCTTCTTTATCCAATCTTTCTGCCAACAGTGTTCGCCTTCATATTGCGGCTATTCAATCTTATTTTGGTTATCTTTATAAGAGTAATGTTATTCAATTTAACCCTGCTAATTCCTTGGAGAAGCCTAAAGCCAATCCTAAAGTTAAGCCTTATATGACTGAGGGTATGATTAAGGCTATGGTGGCTCATGCTCGTACAAGTCGGGATAGAGCTATTGTAGATTGTATTTGCTCTACTGGTGTACGTGTAAGCGAACTTGTAAATATTACTTTGGAAGATTATTATAAGGCTCGTTATGATAGTCGAGAGATTGTTATTTTAGGTAAGGGCGATAAAGAGCGAGTAATTTATTTGAATGATGAATTGATTGAACTTATTGACATTTACCTTAAAGATAGAGGCTCTACTTCTTGCCCTTATTTGTTTAGCAGTTTTCAGGATGGGCAAATCCATTCTAACAATCTTAGCCAAACTCTTAAGAATATTGCTAAAAGGGCTGGGATTCCTTTTTGGGAAGATATTAGTAATCATACACTTAGAGCCGCTTTTGCCACTATTGCTTCGGAAAAGAACGTGCCAGTAGCCACTATTAAAGATGCTATGGGCCATGCTTCTATTGCTACTACCTCCATCTATATTAAAAACAGTCAGCGTAACATTAATCGTGCTATGGAATGTATGTGTTTTAGTTGAAAGGAATGATAAAAATGAAAAGACCTCAAAATTTTTGTCCTGAGTATCTTCAAGGTGCATCTTTTAGAATTGACCAAAATAGAGTGGTTGTAAGAAATGCTTTTGGTATAAAGATTGGAGAAGCCCATTGTCATCCAGACGATGAGTTTGATATTAGTGAAGGAATCAACGTTGCATTAAATAGCGTTCAAAAAAATAAATTTGCAGAGGGAAGCAAGGTTCGTATCAAAAAAGGATACGAAAATTATTGTTATACGGAATATACAGAATGGCTTCTTAGAAATCTTGATGATATGGAGTATATTACTAATTTTTGTTATCGACAAGTTCCTGATGAATCGTTTCATGGGGATACTTTTAAAGTAGTAAAAATTGCTCCTCATACTTCTAACTGCACTAAAATGTTGGCATATATTGTGACTAATGATTTTTATAGATGTGGATTTTTGTATGACCTTGAAGCCCTAGAGGTAGTAGAATGAGATACCCCAAAATGATTTATGAAATCATTGAAGCCATTGAAATGAATTTTTCTGACCATCCAGAAGTTAAAACAGATTGTATGCTATATCTTTATAATGCTTTGGCTCGTGAAGAAGATATAGGAGTTATTGAAAAATGGTTTCAAGAAGAACAAAGATGCCCTAATTGTGGAGAACCACTTGTTTACCATACATATCAGGAAGAGCACTCTGAAACAGACCCAATTTCTACGGAACTTATTACAATTTCATACTGTCCTTATTGTTTAAATGAAGATATAAAAGGTACATTAGAAGATTTTGAGAAATGGGGTGATTAAATGACAAAAGCTCAAAGAGAAAAATCTGAGCGTTTACTGCTACAAAAAATAATTGATGAAAACCCAACACTTAAAAAATTTTTAGATGAAAGCATTACAGCTTCTAAAGAAAATAAGCCTTTAGTAAATATCATTCAGCCCGTAATTGAAGATATGCTTAAACAAGCCCGTATGCAAGGTGTTAATATCGGATTTATGGGTGCCTATATGGCTATGAATGAAAAGATTATGAGTGATAAGTTTGAAACTTTGGTTGATATGGCTAAAGAAGTTAAAAAGGAAACTAATCGTATTCGTAAAAAGATGGGGCTTAAGGAAGTAGAATAAATAATGGAAGATTATATTTATACTAATACAAAATGGGATGGAATAGAGCATTTTGATAATGAAGAGTTTTTAAAATATATTTATAATATTTTTATGAATAGACGCATAAAGTCTACTGAAAATTATGAACATTTAAAAAGTATTCTTTTAGCTTCTGTAACATATGTTGCGGATGATTTTATAAAAGAAGAGCATGAGTTTAATTTGCGTTTATTAAAAGATGAAGGCTTACTAAAATAAACTAAGCAATTAGTTTATTATATATTATTTTATTTTGTGAGGTATATTGATGGAAAGTATTCTAAAAAAGACAAGTAATTGGTATCGTTGTGTAGGGCATGTTTATGAGAAAGCATTGACTAAAGAAGATTGTAAGGTAAAGATTTACAAGGATGGTAAGCCAACAGGTGATGAAGTAGATGCAGAGTGCATCAAGGGTAGTGTAGCAGTTAAAACCGATAATGGTATTGTTACATTTAATGTATATTTTGCTTCTATGAATATGCAAGGTGAGCCTAGTAAAGATTGGGCTATGGCTCAAGCTATGATGGATAAATGGAACCCTATTGTTAATGGTAATGGTGAAGAGCCTACTTTAGTAAATATTGAAGGCTCTGTGGAACCTAATGATTATAAAAATCCTACTACTAATAAACTAGTATATAATCTTCGTTATCGTATTCGTAGGGCTAATACTCGTGTTAATCCTGATGATGCTCAAGGCATGAGTATTCGAGCCACTTGTTACATTAATAAGATTATTCATGAAGTCCGAAATGAAGAGGAAACTGGGCGACTATTAGTAGAACTACTAGCGGCCAACAATAAGGGTGAATGTTTCCCCATTCCCACTATTGTAGAGGAAGATTTAGCTGATACTTTTGAAAGTGTTTATGAGGCTGAACAAACTGTCAACTTTGATATTGATGTTTTTGTAAAACATATCGGTGGACAGAAATCAGATAAACGGGCTTTTGGCAAAAAAAGTGCCGTATCTGTAAATAGTGGATTTGATGTTACAGAATTAATTATTGTAGGTGCTGATGACCCTATCGAAGAACCTGATGAGCTTACAACTGTTAATGAGGAAACTGGTGAAGAGGTTGAAGTGCCTACTAACTGGATTAACCCTGTAACTATGAAGAAAGCTATTAAGATGCGTCGTCAGAAGCTAGACGAGATGGAAAAGAATGGCTCTACATATAAGAAGAGTGGAGAATCTTTTGCCGATAAGAAGGCTAAAAAGGCTTCTCAAATGAAAACAAATACCATGCCCAAGCCCAAGGAGCCTTATCATGATGAAGCTCCTTTTGACACCGACGAAGAAGAAGATTTTTGAGGTGACTAATGGCTGGAATTGATATTTTAAAGCTCGAAGAAACTACCATTACTACGGGTCTTGAAGGTAAGATTCTAGCATGGTATGGAACCAACAATGTAGGCAAAAGTTTTGTAGCCTCTAAACTTTTCCCTGGGAAAACTCTATGGCTTGCTACTGAAAAAGGCTATAATGCCATTTCTGGTATGCGTAAAGTTGATATTGAAACTTGGGGCGACTTCCGTCAAGTTGTTGCACAACTCACCACCAGAAATAAAACTAAGCGTGAACAAGTACGAGAGACTTATAAGTGTGTAGTAGTAGATGTTGCTGATAGGTTACCTAATCTTTGTACAGCTTACACTATTAGCACTTATAATGAACAACATGCAAACCAATCTGACTTTACTCCAATTACTGAACTTGCTGGTGTTCCTTATGGTGGCGGTTATGCTATGCTGAATAAGGAATTAGATAATCAGATTAATAAATTGGCTTTGTCTGGTTATTGTGTTGTTCTTATTTTCCATGATGAAGTTAAGAAAATCAAAGAGGGGCGAGAGGAATATGATTATACCGTTCCTAAGAATACCTTTAGTAAAGCTGGCAATGCTTTAAAAGATATCCCTGACTTTATGATTTATCTTCAATCTCAAGGCGTAGATGAAAATGGCAAGGGGCTACTATCTATTGGGCATACAGTTCAGCATAAAGAATTCTTTGCTCGTAGTCGTTTTACTGAATGCCCTGAAACTATTGAACCATTTAGTGTAGAGAATCTAAAAGAAACAGTTCGAATTGCTTGTGAACGTGAAGCTGAAAAGCAAAATGCTACTCTTATTACTTATGATAAAGAAGAAGCAAAACGTGAAGCTGAAAAGGCTTTAAAGAAGAAAACGGCTTCTGAATTAATTGAAGAAATTAAACCTGTTTATACTGCTCTTCGCAAAGCTAAGGTTCCTACTAATGGTATTATTGGTGATTTCCTTGGGTATGGTGAAGATGGTAAAGTAAATAAGATTAGTGATGCTCAAGAAACTGATATAGATGCTCTTCAATTTATCTATGATAAGTTTGTAGATATGGCCGAAGAGAAAGGCATTAATTGGGAAGCTGAATCCGAAGATTAAAACATAATAACAAAAGAATAAAGGGGTAGCAATATCCCTTTATTCTTTTTAAAGGTTGTCTTAAATGATTTGTAGCATTTGCGGTAAAGAATATAAAAAAGGCTACAAAGGGCCTAGATTCCAAAGTGAAAAATTTTGCTCAGAAGAATGTTATCTTCAACGTAAGCCAAAGAGAGGGCCTAGAAGCCTTCCTAAGCCTCGAACACTAACACATACCAAACTATCCACGGAAGAGCTAAAAGCCGTCTACAAGCCCGATAAAGGGTCAATGAGACGTAAGCTAACAGACTATATCCAAGACTGGTGGCCTTGGGAGCCTAACTGGCAATGGATAACTAAACAGATAAAAGATATCTGTGATGAATATGAACTTACATATGAAGATATGTATTATGTTCTTAAATATTGTAAAGAATTTGAAGATGTTGAATTAAACCCTGAATATGGGTTATATCAATTTTTTCCAAGATATATAGAGCCTACTCAAAGTTTCCGAAAGTCTGTTGTTGAAGCTAAACAAAAAGCCCAAGAAATAGACATGGAAGAAACTTATGAAATAATTAAAAGAAAGCCTTCTACCAGAAAATGGATAGAACGTTAAATTAAAGGAGGGAGAAGGCTTATTGCTATATAATGCAAATTATGGGGCCTTGCTTTTGGGGTGTCTAATGAAAGATACCAATTTGTTATTCAACCCTTCTTATCCATTATCACGAAATGATTTTACTCCTATTCCTATGCACAGAGTTATTTTTAGAATAATTGTTAAATTGGCTGAATCTGGTGCCAGAGATATTAGTGAAATTGAAATAGATAATTTTGCTCAAAATTACCCATCTGAATATGAAATACTTCAAGATGGTAATTTTATGGAATTTGTATCAACTGTTAAAGAGCTTTCTTCAACAGAAAGATATGAATTATACTATACTTCGATTCGTAAATTTTCTTTACTTCGAGATTTAAAGGAACAAGGATTTACTATTACAAAATATTTTGATGAAATGTTAGATGAAAATGAGCAAACTAATAATTTCGATAAATATAGTATGCAACAAATCCTTGACGATATAGAATTCAAACAAGCTCAACTTAGAAACAAATATGATGTAAATTATGTTCGAGATGAAATGTGGGCTGGTGATGATACTGAAAGTCTACTAAATGAATTCAAAGAAAAGCCAGCTTTTGGAGCTTTTTTACAATCGCCTTATCTTACACAACTTTATCAAGGTTGGTGTAGAGGGCATCTATTGCTAAGGTCGGCCCCTTCTGGTGTAGGCAAAAGTCGTCTATCAGTAGGAGATTTATGTAATGTTTGCTCTCAAGAGTTGTGGAATGAAGAATGTCAAGACTTTATAGTAAATGACAATTATCAAGGCCCAGGATTTTTTATACACACAGAAATGAAAACAAAGCAAGAAGTTAACCCCATGTTTTTAGCTTGTATTTCTGGTGTTGAATATAGACGCATCACTAATGGATTACTTGATAAGCAAGAAGAAAAGCGTGTACTTAAGGCAGGAGAAATTTTACTTCAAAGTCGCCTTCGTATTTCAGATATGCCAGATTTTACCAAAGCCTCTACTAAACGTAAAATTAAAGAACTTGTGGATGGTGAAGGTGTTACATATGGTGTATTTGACTATGTACAACTTCAATCTTCTTTAGCTTCTGAATATAAAGAAACAACTAATATGCCAGTACGTGAAGATTTAGTTCTTAAAGATTTTGTAACTGACTTAAAGGCTTGGGCCGAAGAATTTAATGTTGGTATTCTTTCAGGCACACAGCTAAATGATAATTGGAAAACTACATCTTTTCCAGATGAAGGAAGCCTTTCAGGAGCAAAATCTATTAAAAACAAAATTGATGCTGGTAGTATTGTCCTTAATACCAAAGATAGAAAAAAAGAGTTTAAAAAAGTAGAACCATATATTCGTCGCAAAGGTTTTGGTAAAGACAATTTTCATCCTCCAAATATTGTAGAGTATATGTATAAAGGCCGTTATAGTCTTTTTGGTGACCAAAAGATTAAAGTATGGAGTTACTTTGATAAAGGCACTTTAAGACGTACAGATTATTTTGTAACTGATTTTGAAGATGAATTTGTTAAAGTTAGTAAGCCTGTGTTAAGAGAAGGGTAATGCAAACATTTTCTGATTTTAACTTTACTGTATTTAACAATAATTTTTTCATACCAACCACAATAGAATTATATATTGGGAATCAGTTAGTCCAAAGTCAAACAATTACATATCCTGATGAATTTGTTAAATCTGAATTTATGAATATAGTAAATCAAATTGTACATCAAAGTCAGCCTATGAAAGTAATCTTTATTAGATATATTGATATCTATGATAAATTTGAAAACAAACACAAGCAACTCAAAACAACTCTTGAGTTTTGGAATTGGAGGGATGATTGATGATGGTTTACTTAGACAATGCGGCCACTACTGAACCAGAATTTTTTGGCAAAGATTATAGAGAGTATTGGGGAAATGCAAATACTAATTATGCTTTTGGCCGTGAAGCTAAAGAAGCATTAGATAGTGTTAGAGAGGATATCAAACGTTATCTTGGTGTGAAAACAGGCAAGGTTTTATTTTGTAGAAGTGCTACTGAGGCTTCTAATCGACTTACTGATTTGCTTCTTTATTGTGTTTGTTCCCCATATGAACATGATAGTGTTTATAATAAATGTCATTATTATCATGACAAAAGTATTGATGAATGGATTGATTTGTCGTATGGTCATTATACTTTCTCTTATTTTCATCAATATGTAAATCAAATGACAGGAGCAACATTCAATCTCGAAAGAATTGCTGAAAAATTAAAAAAAGTAAACACAAAAAATTTATTCTTTTGTTCTGATTTTACTGCCGCCATTGGTCATGCTCCTATTCCTTATAATTTTGATAATTATTTAGATGCTGTATGGTTTAGCGGACATAAATTTCATTGTGAAAAAGGTATTGGAGCACTATGGGTTAGTGATAGATTGGCTGAATATTTGAATTTATCAGAATCTAGCACTAATGAATATGGAATGTTTCATGGAACTGTAAATGTACCAGGAGCAATAGCTTTGGCTAACGCCTTGAATAGGTACGGTTACAATTTTCGTTCATCTGGTGAATTGTCTAACAAATATCATAATCTTTATAATTATTTAAAACAAAAATTAGTTGAAAAAGATATTTCTTTTTATTATAAGAATAATTTTGGTATACTAGATTTTTGGGATTTTTCTTTAGCCATCAATGCTCTTGTACTTCCTCAAATTAAAAATGCCGATGCTTTAATTGAATATCTTTCTTCAAAAATGATATGTGTAGGAGCAGGGCATAGCGCCTGTTCAGAGAATGAAGATTATAGAGTATTAGAGGCTTTTGGTTTAACTAGAGACGAAGCAAAATCTACTATTCGGATTTCTTTTAGTAGAGACAATAGTCTTGATGATATTGACAAGTTAGTTAATGCAATCAAAGAATTTATTAATCTTTATAATTAATTGAGGTTTATATGAATAAGATTGATGTTAAAAAATTAAAAAGTAAACTCAATCTTAAACATTATGAACAAATTATTAAGGTACTCAATATTCCTATCATTAACAAAACAAATACTAAATGGATACTTCTTACTGGTTGCCATCACCATAATCCATATGATGGAAGCGCCAAACTTTATTTATATTTAGATTCTATGATGTTCCAATGTGTTACACAATGTAGTGCATCATTTGATATAATTACTCTGTGTCAAAAACGATTAAGTTTGCTTAAAGAGCCATCCTCTTTTATGGACTGTGTAAAGTACATAATGGATATTACAGGCATAGAAGAAGATGGTATCTCTCGAATAAGCAAAACTAAATATGCTTATGATTGGGAAGAAGATTTAGGCAAATTTCTTCGTTTTAAAAATTATGGTACAGATTTAAAAATATATGACAAATCTATATTATCAGGGTTTAGTAAAGTATACCCTTTGTCCTGGTTAGAAGAAGGTATATCTCCAAAAACTCTGTCTAAATATAAAATAAGATATTACGATAGGCTTAATGCTACTTTGATTCCATGCTTTTCTAAAGAAGGAAATTTAATAGGAATACGAGTGCGAAATTGGCAACCAGAAGAAGTAGACAATGGTAGAAAATATATGCCGTTAATAACCCTTGATGGAACATGCTATAAGTTTGATACTAATAAAGCCTTTTATGGTATTAATTATAATCTTTCCACTATTGAATCAACTCAAAGTGTTATAATCACGGAAGGAGAAAAATCCGTGTTAAAAGCTGATACATGGTGGGATGAAAAATCTAATGTGTTAGCTCTTTACGGTTCTGCTATGGGAACTGTTAAACGAAATCAGTTGATTCGTATGGGTGTTAAACATATAACATTAGCCTTAGATAGTGATTTTCATGAAGCAAATTTAAACGATGAAGAATATGTTAAATTTGAGAATAAAATAATGAAGATTGCCAAACTATTTAAAGGCTATTGTGATGTTGATGTAATGTATAATAATCTAGGGCTTGATGGATACAAATGTAGCCCTTTTGATTTTGATTATAAAACTTATCAAGAATTATACAAAAGCCGTGAAGAAATAAGATGGGAGAATTAAATGAGTTATAAAGTCACAAAAATCCCAATTAATACAATCCAAAATATTCAAATTTATGTAACTAAATGTAAAAAAACAATGGCTCAAGTGAAGGCTGAGACAGGTGCAGACTATATTTTAAATGGTGGAATGTGGAATCCTAACCTTACTGCTTGCCCTGTTCTTAGAGTAAATAAAGTAAATTATGCAGTTGATTGGCACGCTTATGGAATTGGATGGAACAATAATAATCCTACTTCTTTAAGTTCTAATCTTTATTATGAAAATTTTGACAATTTTATTGCTTGCACCCCATTAGTTCAAGACAAAGCTAAAATTCAAAAGTTGAGTTATGGTACTGCTCAAAGTGGTACTCGTGGACGAACTGCTATTGGGCTAGGTTCTAATTGTCTATATCTTTATTGCTCTCAAGATGGAACAAGTGATGCAAAGTCGCCTGAGAAGCTAAGAGACTGGTGCTTTAATCAAGGCTGGGAAAATGCCACTATGCTTGATTCTGGTGGTAGTTCTATGTGTAACTTTAAAGGAAGCTGTCTATATGGAGATGGTCGCAAAGTCCATAATTGGATTCTAGTTTATCTTAAGAAAGATACTGCTACTACTCCAACACCCAATGAGCCAACAGGAGGGAATACAAATCCAGTGACTAAAACAGATACAGGGTTGAAGATTATTCAAAATTATATTACTTTAAACCCTTGCTATACTAATCAAATTAAATGCAATAAAACTAAAATGATGCTACATAGCACAGGAACCCCAGGTGCAGATAAAGAATCTTTTAGGAACAATATGAACAAAGCATCTGCTGATACTTCTGTTGAATTTGTTCTTGATGAATATGGGATTCTTCAACTACTACCTTTAGGTATTAAATCCTGGCATTGTGGGGCAAGTGCTAATAATACTCATATTGCAGTAGAGGTATGTGAACCTGCTCCTACTCGTTTCCTAGATGCAAATTGGCACCCTCTAAGCCGTAATGGAAAGAACAATACAACCTATGCTGTAATGGCTCTACAAAAGGAACTACAAGCCTGGGGGTTTGACCCTAATGGTGTTGATGGAAACTTTGGCCCAGGTTGTGAGACAGCTGTTAAAGCCTTTCAAAAAGCAAATGGTTTGGGTGTGGATGGTTCTGTTGGCCCTGCTACTCTTCGTAAATTTCAAACTCGAAATAAGAGTTGGCTAAGTTATGATACTTATTCCTTTGAAACCAAGCCTTACTTTGAGAATGTATATAAGAAAGCTGTATGGCTTTTTGCTACTATTCTAAAGCAAATTGGTGGAAGTGCTGACCAGATTGTATGCCATAAAGAAGGATACACTCAAGGTATCGCTTCTAATCATGCTGATGTTCTTCACTGGTTCCCCAAGGAAGGCAAGACTATGGCTGATTTTAGGGCTGATGTAGCTAAAGAAATGAATGGTAATATCCCTACAACGCCCGTAGAACCTCCTAGTGCAACTATTGAAGATGCTGACCTATGGGCTAAAGAAGCCTGGGAGAAAGCCTATAAAAAGGGCGTTATGGATGGAACTAGACCTAAGCAAACTATTACTCGACAAGAAGTAGCAGTTGTATTAGATAATTTAGGGCTACTAAATTAAAAGGGAAAAATATGTTAGAAGATTCTAAAATATATATGATAAAAAATAATGAAGCTGTTTGGGTGAGTGGTAGAGAATTATATAAATGGTGTCATGACCGTTATCCAGATATTGATATTAGGCATAAATCAGCAGAGCAATTAATGAAAATAGTTTATGACCACAACGATAGCTCATTACTATTTTTATCCTTTCCTTTAACAACACTGACTACATAAAAGTTGCTACTTTGCGAATTGAAGGACGTATTACTTCAATTCTTGACAAATGGTTCCTTCTATGGTATAATATTGTATTGTAGAAGGAACCATTACTAGGAGGTCTATATGAACGAACATTACACTGACGAAGAAATTTATGAGATGTTAAAACCTAAGTTTTATAAAAATTTTGGTTATCATAAATATTTTGAAGAATTAACTCAAGATAAAATTATAGAAATGATAGCTTTGACTTATCGTTCTGGTTATGGACGAGGGAAGAAAAATAGGCCATTTGTTATTGGGGGGCCTAAAAAAGAATATGTTATTTTTACAAATAAAGAATTACATAGAGAATATCCTGATTGGTACCCTTATCCTGGAACGATAGGGAAAATTGTCGAAATGAACGCAAGCTCTTGTCTTGTAAATTGGAGTGTAGGTGGAGGCACAAAAACAGGGCCTTGGTGGGTAAATGTTGATGACATTATTTTAGTTACAAAAAAGTTAGCTTCTGAACTTAAAATTGGAAACAAAGTAATTCTTCCCATCTTTTTAGAGGAAGAAGAAGAGAGAAATGAATACAGAACTGCTCCTAAAACTGTAAAATCTATTAATAAAGATAAAGAATATTATGATGTAATATTTATTAATGAAGGGCATATATATTTTCTACCTTCTGATTATGTATTGGTGGTAGATAATGAAGATTAAGCCTCTACTATCCAATATTGATTCTAAAACGTTTCTATTTGATTACCTACAAGCCAAAGGCGTTCAAGATGTAGGTAAATATTTGGCTCCAAGCAAACTTTGTTTTGATTCTCCATGGGAATACCCTAATATGGAAATAGCCGTAGAAAGTTTAGTAGATTCTTTAGAAAGAGACGATATTAAATATGGCATTTTAGTTGACTGTGATGTTGATGGGATGTGCTCTGCGGCTGTTATTTATAATTTCCTATGTGACCAATCCATTGATATGTCTAATACTGTTTGTTTCTTTCATCAAGGTAAAGAGCATGGATTGCGTAAGTCTATTGATGAAAATATCGTAGAACAAATTTTAAAAGAAAAAATTAATTATCTTATTGTTCCTGATGCTGGAAGCAACGATGTAGATGAATGTAAAGAACTTGCTTTCCAAGGAATTCAAGTTCTTATCCTAGACCATCATGAAATTGTTAAAGATAATCCTTATGCTATTATAGTAAATCATCATTTAGGTAATGGTCTAAATGAAGCATTAAGTGGAACAGGAGTAGTTTATAAATTTGTTCAGGCTTTATGGGAGCATTTGGGCTATGAAACAACTCCATATTATGATGAGTTGGTAGCTATTAGTCTTATCAGTGATGTTTGTGATTTATCTTCTTTGGAGAACAGAGCTTTTCTGGATAAATTACAAAAGCGAATGATGGATTATGACATTAACCCTATGATAAATACAATGCTTACTAAGCTATGTAGAAATCATGAAGTTAATCCTCATACTATTTCCTGGGGCTGTGTACCACCTATTAACGCCCTTTGTAGAGGCGATAATCAAGAAGATAAGATTACATTCTTTAAGGCTCTAGTAGGCTTAGAAAAGCCAGAAGAAGGGCTTAAAGTAGCTCGTAGAGCGCACCGTAACCAAGTAACTCAAGTCAAAGCCATTATGGAAGAGATTGAGCCTACTTTGGACACCACTCATAAAGTAATTGTAGGTTATACTAAAGCTGAGTATAAAAATTATACAGGGCTTGTAGCTAACAAGATTATGGCTATTTATGGAAAGCCTGTAATCCTTCTACGAGATATGAATTCAACTACTTATAGTGGTTCTTTGCGTTCTATTATACCTCTGGCCTCAAGGATTAATGAATCCAAATTAGCTCAATGCCAAGGTCATGAAGAGGCTTGTGGAATTTTAGTTAAGAAGTCTAATTTAAACAAACTTCTTAAATGGTTTGATAATCTTAATCTTTCTGCAAATCCTGAAACTCCTGTAACAGCTATCTTAAAGCCATATGAAATTGATACTGATTTGTGCAATATTTGCCTTGATAATAAAATGCTATGGGGCCATGGACTAGAAGAACCTACATTTTATACAAAGATTTATATTGACCCAAGTAAAATTCAATTTTTTAAAAAGGCAACAACCACAATTAAATTTACTGTTGATAGTGTTGATTTTATTAAATTTTCTGCAAGCAAAGAAGATGTGGAAAATTTTGAAAGAATTGTTAATTGTAATAATTCTGTAACAATAGAATTAATTATAACATTGGGCATGAATGAGTGGAATGGTAATTTTACTAAACAATGCTTAATTGAAAAATATGAAATTGATTGGTCTAGTCTTGAAGAAGAGGAAGAAGATAGATTCTAACTTTTCTTTAAAATAAAAAATAAGGAGAAAAAATAATGAAAATCAAACTTTTGAAAAGTGGGGGGGGGCATAGGCTCTAGCCTAATTGCCTTTGATTGGGGGTGCTGGAATGGCTAAAATTCCAGTTATCTTCCCTCCTGCTGTGGATAGTAAATATGAAACTTTTACATTAAATGGAACTGGTGGTAGTCCATATTGGAATTTTACTATAAACAGGCCAGCAAGTGATATTTTAATGTTTCATATATACAATATAAATAGTGCTCAAAGTGAATTAAATAATTTATATTCAATTACTATTCCTTGGAAAGAATTGTCAATTAGAATTTCTTCTCATTGGATACATACAACTTATGATATTAATGGAGTTGGATATGATATAGGTTTTTATCCTTTGGCTAATTCTATTTCTCTTCAATTCACAACACAAGTTTTTTATAATACTGCTATTGCCCAACTAATATATTTCTCCTAAATTAACCAAATATTTCTTCTAGCCCTCTTGATTTTAGGTCTTGCTTATGTTATAATACAATATAAGCAAGACCTTTAATTTTTATAAAGGAGAATTAATTATGGGTTATCTTTGTCTTAAATGCTTTGAAGAATATACAGGAAAAGCAAATCGTTGCCCTAGAAGATATTGTGGTGGAGAATTGGTAGAAATTGATGAACTTATGATGCCATTGATTATTTGGTTTAATAAACATGGGATGAAAACTAAATTTTGTTGCTCTGGTCACGCCAATAAAAAATATACAGATTCATATATTATGTTTGAAAATTATGATGATATGAATAAGATTGCTGATTTCTTTTCCGACCTTCCTCAATGTTGGGAATTTAAACAACAACATAGTATTGCAGATAATTTATTACATCCTTATATTGGAATAGCCGATTATTACCGTGCAAATGTTGATTATTTAACAGATTTAGAAATTTATAGGAAAGTATTGTTTGGTATGGCTTCTTTATACTCTTGGGCAATTAAAAAAGATGAATTGATGAATACGAAAAAGCAGGTGTGATATGTACTTTAATATTCACAACCATAGTGAATACAGCAATGCACTTTTAGGTTTTCCAGATGTAGTTGCTCGACTACCAGACCTTATTCAACGAGCTTATGATTTAGGGCTTAATGGTATTGCTATTACTGAACATGAAGGTATCAGTAGCCATATTAAAGCCTTAAATTATTATAATTCTATGAAAAAAGATAGACCATTCACTTTAGGACTTGGTAATGAAATCTATCTTATGGATGAAGCAGATGATATAGCTAATCGCGAGAATGGTGAAAACAATCCATATTACCACTTTATTCTTATGGCCTTAGATACAGAAGGTCATAAGCAACTTAGAGAATTATCTACAAGAGCTTGGTTAAGAGGCTATAAAAAGAATATCTGGCGTAGACCTACTTACTATTCTGACCTTGAAGAGATTGTGGGAAATAATCAAGGCCATATTATTGCAAGTACAGCTTGTTTAGGAAGTAAAATAGATAAATTATTGCTTGAAGATAAATGGGAAGAAGCCTTTGATGAAGGTGGAGAATTAGATAGACTAATTAATATTTTTGGTCAAGGAAATATTTATCTTGAGATTCAGCCTGCTAAAGAAGAAGGAACTAAACAAAGTATTGTAAATCGTCTGATGTGGAAAGGCAATACATTTAGAGATATAAAAATTATTCCTTCTACTGATAGCCATTACCTTTCTAAAGATACAGCTTTTCTTCATAAAGTTTATCTTCAATCTCAAGAAGGCGAAAGAGAAGTTGATGAATTTTATGCAACGGCTTATCTTATGGATGGTAATGAATTACGAGATTATTTAAAAATTGATTTTACTGATGAACAAATTGACCAAATGTATCAATGGTCAAATGAAATTCCATTAAGAATCAAAGATTATGACATTAAGCATAAGCCAATTATTCCTGAAATTCCTATTGATAAATTGCCTTCGTTTACTGTAAATCATTGGTTTAAAGATTGGTATGAAAAATATCCTAATTTTGCTTATTATTCTAGCTCCGAACTTTCTATAAATGAACAATATTTCTTTTATAAAGTTGAAGAAGGGCTAAAAAATAAAATAGCAGATAAAGATAAAAATATTGAGCAATATATTGCTAGGCTTGATGAAGAATGGAAAGAGCTAAGAATTATCAGCAAAGAGCTTGATACTAAAATGGCTTGTTACTATTCCACTATGTCTAAAATTATTGATTTGATTTGGGAAACTGGAAGTCTAGCCATGCCTGCTAGAGGTAGTGCGGCTGGATTCTTGACATGTTATTTGCTAGAGATTACTCAAATTGACCCTGTTCCTTTGGGTGATTATATGCCTTCATGGAGACACCTTAAAAATTTTATTTAAACCTAAATTTTATTTCTGTTTATCTTTATATTATAAATAAAAAAAGAAAGGAGGATAGTATGGAAGAAATTAATAGCCAAATTATTAATATTTATCAGAGTGGTAAATCTATGAGACAAACAGCATCTATTTTAAATGTAACTCCTGATAAAGTTAAATATATTTTACATAAATACAATATTAATACACAAAAAACGACAAAAGACTACCCATGTTACAGAAAACATCAAATAGATTTAAATTATTTTAAAGAAATTAATACAGAAGCTAAAGCATATTTTTTAGGGTTGATTGCGGCAGATGGGTATGTTAATAATACTGGTTTATATTTAACTTTGAAAAAATCTGATAAACATATTTTAGAAACTTTTATTAAAGAATTGCAAACGGATTTAAATGTTATTAAGCCTTTTGGTGATGATTATTATAAAATAAATATACATAGCGTAAATTTTGCTCAAGATTTGCATAATCAAGGGATAATGCAAGCTAAGTCAAAAATTCTTAAAAGCCCTAGTTTGCCAAACAAATTAATCCCTCATTATATTAGAGGATATTTTGATGGTAATGGTTCAATATGGTATGACAAAAATGTAAACAATTATCGTGTACAATTTGTTGGAGCCAAAGACGTTATAAATTATATCCAAAAATTTTTTGGTACAAATCTTAAAATAAGAAATGCTACTAAAGACGGAGCAGTAACAAGATATGGTTTTAGTGGTAATAGGCAAATAATGAAACTGCTTTCAAAAATTTATAATAGTTCATCATCAGAACTAAGACTGGAAAGAAAATATAAAAAATATTTAGATTGTGTTGAGCTAAACAAATATAAAGATAAGCATAGAAATGAAATATGGATAAATAATTTAGGGCCTTATGTTATTAAACAAACGTATTAATAGTATAAGTTAGCTGGTGAACCTAGAAATCTAGGGTGTTATTTTAACGTTTAGGAGCCGTAGGAAATGACGGTTAATGAAATAGCTAACAGGGGAAGTCTAAGGACGAAAGTCTATGATAATCCTGTGCCAAGTCTCTTAATTAGAGAAAGGTCAAACGACTATCCCGAGAGGGAGTAGCTTTATGGTGAAATTCCATATTGCGAAGTGCCAGCCCTTTTGTAAAATTTACAAAAGTGAAGATATAGTCTATTCCTTATGGAAACATAAGGTGTTAAAGAAACCATGAACGAGGCGTAGAACTGGCGGACATTGACGTTGATAGTGAGGCTTCTAAAAAGCAAGCCATAGTAGAGGCCATGAAGCAATTCTTTGGAGAAGATAAGGTTCTTAATGTAGCCACCTTCTCTGTAATCTCTGCCAAAACAGCGATTGAACGAGCCTGTAAAGGGCTTGGAGTGTCTAATGATATAGCTGGATACCTTAAATCTTTAATCCCTGTAAACCGTGGCAAAGTGATGTGTCTTAATGATGCTATCTTTGGCAATTCTAAAGAAGGCATTAAACCTGTTGGTGGTCTTAAAGCAGAGTTTAAAAAATATGAAAATTTACTTGAGGCCGCTCTAGGGCTTGAAGGACTAATTACAAATAGAGGTAGACATGCGGCTGGTGTAATTGTTTGTAATGAACCCTATACTGAATATATTGCGGCTATGCGGTGCCCTGATGGGACTTTATGTACCTCATACGACCTTTGGGATTCAGAAGAAGCAGGGTGTATCAAATTTGATATGCTCACTGTAAACGCCGCAGATAAGATTCATAAAACTATGGATTATCTTCTTAAGGATAAAAAAATTACTTGGGAAGGTGATTTAAAAAGCACTTATTACAAATGGATTCATCCAGACGTACTAGATTATACCAACCCTGATATGTGGGCAATTTTGCCTACTATTTATTCTGTATTTCAGTTCGATACTCCAATTAGTGTTAAGGCATTAAGTGCAACTAATCCCCGTTCTGTTATGGATTTATCTGCGGCCAATTCTTTACTACGTCTTATGCCAGATGATGCAGATGAAACGCCTATTGACAGATATATTCGTTATAAGAATAGCAAAGATGCTTGGGTTAAAGATACTCAAGATTTTGGCCTTAATGATGAAGAGCGAGATTGCTTATGGGAATATTTAGCAGATGCTAACGGAATGGCTGATAGCCAAGAGAAAGTTATGCGCTTAAGTATGGATAAACGAACTGCTGGGTATGGGTTAAATCAAGCCAACAAACTTCGTAAAGCTATTGCTAAAAAGAGTAAAAAGCTACAAGAAGAAGCTAGAGAGCTATTTTTTGAAAGTGGTAAAAAACAAGGCACAAGAGAAGTATTTTTAGATTACATTTGGAATGTAGTATTTGCGGCTAGTCTTGGCTAAACATACATGGTCATTATTAGTGAACCTATCAAGGGTGTGGAACAATAGTTCTGCTAACGGTATCAGTTGAATAAGACTTCTGTTTAAACCTTACAAGGAGATAACAGATTTAACCTTTAAAAAAGGTAGACGAAGTAGCTGACTAAGAGATACTAAGGTCTATGAAAATAGATAGCTGTTAATACCGTGCCAAGTCCGAAAGGGAAAGGTGTAACGACTATTCCGTAAGGAAGTACAATGTCTATTGATACGGCATTGGAAGTGCTAATATGTTGTGATATATTATATAAGAAAGGAGGAAGAAAAATGTGGAAACAAATTGATGAAGCCGATGATAATTGCTTTATAAGCGATAAAGGTGAAGTAAAACATAATGAGTATTTGCTTAAACCAAGACCTACTAAAAATGGTTATTTAAGAATACAATATAAAGTAAATGGTAAATTTGTTGATAGGTATGTGCATCGTTTAGTAGCTCAATATTTTATTTCAAATCCAAACAATTATAAGTGTGTAAATCATATTGATGGAGATAAAACAAATAATTACGTTACCAATCTTGAATGGTGCACTTATAAACAAAATATGGCTCATGCTTCTACACATAATTTAGTTAATAGAGATAGCGAGAAACGCAAATCACAATGTAAGTTAAATCAACTAAGGGCAGTTGAAAGTGCTTCTCGACCTATGGTAGAGTATGACGAACAAGGCAATTTTGTTAAGCTACATAAAAGTGGCACAAATGCTTTGTATAGATTATCTTATAAAGGCCATTATTATTTTGACCTTGAAAAGATAAAAGAAATTACTTCATACAAAGAAGTTAAATTTATTAAAGCAATAAATAATAAAGCTAGACATTCTTATATTGAAGTAACTAAAGAAGGCTCTATTAACATTTACAACTCTCTTAAAGAACTACCAATTACTAGAGAGCAATTATGGTATTGTTTCAAGCATAATTGTGTAGATAAATATGGGTCTAAATGGAACATTACCAATAAAAATTAATATCACAACAAAGATATAGTCTAACTCTCACGTTTTAAACGGTATGGAAACATACATGAGAGTTGATAGCTTTTCGCAATTACATAGTTATTCTTATTCCATCATAGCTCTTCAAGAGCTTAATCTAAATTTCTACTATTCTCGTGTTTATTGGAATTGCGCCTGTCTTTCTATTGAAGCTACTGGTATTACTGATGAAGGTGTAGACAAAACCAAAACTAGTTCAACTAATTATGGCGAAGTCTCTAAAGCAATCTACAAAATGAAAAAATATGGTGTAGATGTAACTGCTCCTTCCATCAATGAATCAGATGTAGATTTTAGGCCAGTAGTTAAAACTGATTCTATTCTTTTTGGTATTAGTGGGATTGCTGGAATTAACAATGATATAGCAAATCAAATTCTTTCCAATCGTCCTTATGAATCTTTTAAAGATTTCTATGAAAAGAATAGCTACAAAGGTTCGCTTATTACTGAATCAAAATTTATTCAGCTTATTAAGGCTGGATGCTTCGATGAATTTGAGCCTAATCGTATTAAGGTAATGAAGAAATATGTAGCCCTCTCTACACCCACTAGAACGGCTCTTACAGCCGCAAACTTGCCAGAGGTATTTCGTATAGGGGCAGAGCTTCCAGCCTCCCTCAGAAGCCCCTACAAGTTTAAGAAGTATGTTCTTAGCTCTAAATTCCTTTATGGCCTACATCCTAACTTTAAAACTAAAAAAGTATATTGGTTAGATGATAAAGCTAAAACATATTTTATTAAAAATCTTCAAGACGATTTACAAGAAGGCACAGATTATTGGGAAGAAAATGATAAATTTCTTATAGTTGACAAGTCTCTTGAAAAGGCTTTAAAGCAACCTATTGAAGCCTTAAAAGAATATATCAATTCGCCTGACTTTATTACTGAATTCAATCGTAAAGTCATGAGAGCAAAATATAATGAAATTGTACCTAATGAAGATACTAATAAATGGAGTTTTGATGCTTGTAGCTATTATAGCGTTGAACATGAATTGGTTAATTTAAATTTTGATGAATATAACATTGACCACTTTGGAGATTTGCCTTTAGAACCTAAGTTTGAAGAAAAGACTTGGGGCAAAAGAACTTGGAAGCAATATGAACTTTCAGCCATTTGTGGTACTGTTTTGGCTAGAAATGATTCTCACCATCTTATTACTATTTTAACACCAGATTATGAAGTAGTAAATATTAAGATGAATGATGGGGCTTTTGCCCATTATAAGAATCAAATTAGCATTAAAACAGAAAATGGCAAAAAAGAAGTATTGGAAAAGTCTTGGCTTTCTCGTGGCACTTTATTGATTTGTTGTGGTTATCGACGTGGAGAAGATGATTTCGTATGTAAGAAATATAAAAATAGTATCTATCGTCACCAACTCATGAAGATTACTAAAGTATATGAGAATGGCGATATTGATATTCAAAGTGAGCGTTATGGAAACGAAGAAGAATAAAGGAGAATAAAAATGGCTATTAAAACATTTACAAAAGAATATCTTATGGAAGAGCTTGGCCTTCCTTATGGAGGAGCACTTATCAGTGACCGAATTGTAGGTCGAACTAGATGGAGCCTTACTTATGAAATTATTTTTCAAGACCCATCTGATGAAAAATATTATCTAACATATTATGATGAAGGCGCAACAGAAATGCAAGATGAAGCTCCATGGGAATATGAAGATAAAATTAAAGCAACAGAAGTTCATCATGTACAAAAATTGATGGACGTATGGGAACCTGTTGAGTAAAATTAAATAATAAATAATTCCAAATGCTCTTGACAACCTCCTGTCTATATGATACCATTATTTATATAGACAGGAGGTTTTTGGATAAGTGTTATTTCATGAAATTGAAAGACACTTATCGTACTGAGTTATATTTAAATAGTGAGGAATAATATGAAAGTAAGCTGTATTCTAAAAAAAGAATTATTCTTTAATCCGATAAATGGTTATAGAGTGGTAAGTGCTATCCCAAGTTTAGAAGAGGACACACCAGAAGAACTTACCTTAAATAGCTATGGTAATTTTACCATTTCTGGTTCTAATCTAACAAATCTAAAGCTAGGCGAAAAATATAATCTTGACCTTAGAGAAAGTAAAGTTGCCAAGTATCCTAATAGTTATGTAATGTTGGGATATGGCGACATTGATATTGGTGAAACCATTACTGTTGCGCCCTCCGAAGAGTATCATTTTTTATGTCAATTTATGGAGCCTATTCAGGCGCAGAGAGTAAATAATGCTTATCCTGATTTTGTACAAAAGGTTCTAAATGGTCAAGAAGATGAACTAGATTATAAAAATATATTCAATGTTGGCCCTGTTCGTTTTGAAGCCTATGTAAATGATATCAAAGCCCATTTTCATTCTATTTTCTTTTGTCCTATTGCTCAAGAATGGGGCATTGAAGATTTTGAAAAGATTGAAAAATTAGCAGAAGTTTTTGCTACACCAGAAGAACTAAAAGAAGAGTTAGAAAAAAATCCATATCATGTATTTTTTGATTTACTTAATTATCCCTTTAATAAAACTGACCGAATTATTTTAGGTAAAAATCCTAATCTTCTTGATTCTTTAGAGCGTTGTGAATACGGATGCTTAGAGATTTTAAGACAAAATGAACTTGAAGGCGACACACGTATTAACGCTGAACTTTTAAAAGAATTGGCATTAGATATTGTTCCTGAAACCGTAAATCATATCAAAGAGGCAGTCGAACAATCTGATAGAATTTATTATGATGAAACAACAGGATACTCTAGTAATAAACATACTTATGAAGCCGAAGTAAATATTGCTAATAATATTCTTAATCGTATTAAAAATCCTGTATCTCTTCCTATGGATTGGAACCAATATACTACTGTTGATGGTTTTACTTGTACCGAAGAGCAAGCTAAGATTCTTAAACTAGCAACAGAACAAAGTGTGTGTTTGCTTAGAGGATATAGTGGTACAGGCAAAAGCACAGTTATGAAGGCATTAGTTCTTATGTTAGAACATTATCATTATGACTATGTGATGCTTGCTCCAACAGGAAAAGCCGCCACACGGTTGAGAGAAACAACGGGCCGAGACGCTTATACCATTCATATGTATAAAGCTAGACAAGAAGAAATTGGCCTTCATCCTGACTATGTAATTGTAGACGAGTGCTCTATGGTTGGCGTTGAGTTAATGTCAATTTTAATGGACATTATTCCTGAAACTACAAAGTTAGTATTTGTTTGTGATGAAGCACAGTTGGCTTCTATTTCTTGTGGGAATGTAATCCAAGACCTAATTGACAGTAACATTGTTCCTCAAGCAAGCCTCACTAAAGTATTCCGTTATGGCTCATCTGGCTTGGCTACAATCGCCACAGATACCCGTAATGGAGAGTTGGGGCCTCGTACAGAGGGAAATAACTTCTCGGACTATCAGTTTATACCCATCACTCAAAAGCCCTTACAACAGATTCTAAAGGTGTATGAGAACTTGCTTTCAGAAGGTTATACAAAAGAAGATATTATGATTCTTTGCCCTTATAATAAATCTTCTTTTGGTACTTATAGAATCAATGAAGCTATTCAATCTCGATATAATAGTCATGTAGATACTTCTGCCAAATATGAAATTAAATCTGAGGGCATAGTAATTAAATTTAAAGTGGGTGATAAAGTAATCAATACTCATAATAATTATAGTGCTTTAACTTTTGATTATAATGAAAGTGGAGATTTAGTAGAGAGCAAAAGAACCGTAGCGGTGATGAATGGAGATATTGGATATGTAAGATATGTCAAAGAAACTGATAAAGGCCCTATTATGATAGTTGATTTTAACGGTGAACTGGTTAAAATTCATGGAGGAGCTATTGGTGATTTACTACTAGGCTATGCTATTAGTATCCATAAAAGCCAAGGCTCTCAGTCTAAAGCTGTTATTATGGTTACGGCTAAAAACCATAAACGTATGCTTACAAGAAATTTGCTTTATGTAGGCAATAGTCGTGCTCAAGAAAAGCTAATTGAAATTGGCGACACAGAAGCTATTCAAGAAGGCTTGGAGAAGCAAGAAAACAAAGAAAAAGATACATGGTTAAAAGATTTATTAATTGAAGGGAGAAACAAATAATGTATACTGATTATCTACACAATGAGCTTCATGAAGGGGATAAGGTCATTTTTATTAATAATGGTCATGAGTTTTCTCATGGGATTATTTCAAGGCTTGGCGAGCATAAGGCCACTATTCAAATTATTATTGAAGGTGTGCTTTGTGACCATATTACATTTAAGCATTATCACCAAATTATCAAGGAGAACGCCTAATGAAAAAATATATGCTATGTGAACGAGTAAATCACTATCATGAAGTTGAAGTTGATGATGAAGTAGATATTGAGGGTGTTTTAGATAAGGCTTTTGAAGAAAAAGATAGATATAATACAGGATATGAAAGTATTGAAGATACTCTTTTACAGCTAAGAAAGTTTTTTGGATTTAGTTATAAACTATCACCAAATTCTTGCGGAACTGAAACTATTGGGTTTGATATAATTGATGAATTGGATTGATTTAAATGCTTAAAATTTATAATAACATAGGGTATGTTAGTATAGATGATGGAGCCACTTGGAAAATAACTTCAATATTTGTTTACATTTAGTTCATAATTTATTAACACTAATTACCATATATTGTGCTATAATATATTACTTCCACCAAATATAGGGAATGGAGGTGATAAAGTGAATGTAATTTTGTATTCTACTGGATGCCCTAATTGTAAAATGCTTGAAAAGCTACTTGACAAAAAGAATATCCCATATACCGTAAATAATAATGTGGATGAAATGATTACCAAAGGCTTCATGTCTGCTCCTAATCTAGAAGTTGATGGAAAGATTATGAAGTTTGGTGAAGCGGCTGAATGGGTAGCACAATATGAAAGGAATTGATGTTAGTAAATGAATATTGAACTTAAACTTTCTAAAGATTTTGAGCGTTGCTTAGAAGATTTAAAGAAAAAGTATGGCGAAGATTTTGAATACATTAATGGTATTCATCCAAGCCAACTTGATTTTTCTGAATTTATTGATAAATTTGTAGCCAAGGATACTCTAGCAGATGCAAGTATTGACCCTAACGCAAATGCCAATCATAAAGATATTCGTAGCTTTATTACAGAAAAGGCTAAAAGTGAAGATAAACTTTTTGGTTTAAATAAAATTTTCTGTACAATCAAAAAGCAGTGGGGTTTAAAGACAGCAAAACAATGGCTTGAGCAAGAATTTAGTAAGGGCTTCTATCTAAATGATAGTACCACTTCTAGCTATTTTCCTTATTGCTGGGCTAATGACCTTACTCGTCTTGCAACTGAGGGGTTATTCTTTTTAGATAATTATAACAATCAGCCTCCCAAACACCTAACCACTTATTTTGATGATGTTATTGAGTTTGTTTCTTTCCTTAGTAACCGTCAATCTGGCGCTGTTGGACTTCCAAATGTTCTTATTTGGGCATGGTATTTTTGGAATAAAGATGTAGAAAATGGTTACTACATGAAAGACCCTGAATACTATGTAAAGCAACAATTCCAAAAATTCATTTATCGTCTCAATCAACCATTCCTTAGAATTGACCAATCAGCCTTTACCAATATTAGTATTTTTGATAGAGAATATCTTGCTTCTCTCTTTGGTAGTATTGAATTCCCTGATGAAACTTTAGCTATTGAGCATATTGAGGATTTAATCAATTTCCAAAAAGTATTTATGGATGTAGTAAGTGAGACTAGAGAAACTAATATGTTCACTTACCCTGTACTTACTTTCAGCCTACTATATGCAAATGGTGAATTTAAAGACCCTGCATTTGCTAGATGGGCTAGTGACCATAATATGAAATGGTCTGATTCCAATTTCTTTGTAAGTGACGATGTAGGTGTTTTAAGTAATTGTTGCAGGTTGTTATCCAATACTCAAAAACTCAATGCTTTTGTCAACTCTATTGGTGGTACGGCTCTTTCTGTTGGCTCTTGCCGTGTAAGCACTATCAACCTTGTAAGAATCGCTTATGAAAGTAAACTGGATAAAAAGAAGTATCTTAAGATTCTTAAAGATAGAGTTAATCTTGATTGCAAAGCCCTAACTTCTATGCGTCATGTTCTTAAGCGCAATATTGAAAAAGGGCTACTACCCAATTATCAAGACGGTGCTGTTGAACTTGATAAACAATTCTGTACCATTGGTGGAATTGGTATGTATGAAGTTATGGATATGTTTGGTCTAATTCAAGAAGATGAAATGGGCTATAAATCTTATTCAGATGAAGGTATTGCGTTTGCTTCTGAAATTCTTGACACTATTAATGAAGTAAAAGATTCTTTTGAATGTGATTTTAGCTTTAATCTGGAAATGATTCCCGCAGAGAATTGTGCAGGTGTGCTTTGTACCGCAGATAGCATTTTATATGAAAATAAAAGGTATTTTGTCTATTCGAACCAATGGATACCTTTAACTGAAAAATGCTCTATTCAAGAAAAATGCCGTCTAGGACATTTATTCGATAAGAAATGCGGAGGCGGTTGTATTGCTCATATTGATATTGAAAACCGCTTTCCTAATGAAGAAACAGCATGGGATATGCTAAACTATGTAGCTTCTCAAGGTGTTATCTATTTTGCTTTTACCACTAAGATTTCTGTCTGTCAGCACAAACACGCCTTTATTGGGCAGAAAACTTGCCCTGTATGTGGTGAGCCTATTGCTGACACTTACGCTCGTGTGGTAGGCTTCTATACGCCTGTGAGTAGTTATCAATCTATCCGTAAGCAAGAATTTGATAAGCGCAAATGGTACAATGTCTTAAACAAAGGTGAGATAATGTAATGAGAGTTAAATTTATAAAAACAGAGGACTTTATAAATTATCTCCTTCCATCTCTTTTTATTGGCTCTTGTTTCTGTGATTGGAAATGCTGTACAGAACAAAATTTGGATGTAGGGGTGTGCCAAAACGCACCCCTTGTCAAAGCAGAAATTCAAGACATTCAAGACCAAACTATTTATGAACAATTTGTAAACAACCCAATCACTAAATCCGTTGTAATTGGCGGACTTGAGCCAATGATTCAAATTAATGAAATAATTGACCTTATTAATTGCTTTCGTTCTCAAGGCGAAAATTGCCCATTTGTAATTTATACGGGCTATAATCCAGAAGAGATTCCTGAACCTATTGAACGCTTAAAACAATATCCAAATATTATTATTAAATTTGGACGTTATATCCCTAATCAACAGCCGCACTTAGATGAAACATTGGGAGTAAGCCTTGCTTCTGATAATCAATGGGGAGAAAAAATAAGTTGAAATTAAATAAATTAAAAGATGCTTTATCCATATTTGACAATCAAGTAGAAAATGCAGGTATAGAAGTAGTTATTCAGTTAGATTCTAAAGAAAAACCATATATTAGAGTGAATGGATTTTCCTTTACAGCAAAAGACGAAAAACCTGTATTTGTTTTACTTCCAGCAGAAACTATCCACTATCTTTAAAAGAGAAGGTAATTAAATGGATTATTCTATTAGGTATTACACCCATTACAATAACTTCCCTATTCATGTTTTATCAGTTAAAAACCAATCACCTCTTATTCCTGAAAGTAAAACTCATACGTGGCTTGAAACAAAAGAAGGTGTGCTGGAAGAATATATGGTAATAGACAAGCGATATTTTCCTCCCGCAACAGATGATAACTTATATGTAGTAGATGTTCTACTAAGAAAGTTGAAGGATTACGAATGATTAAGCTAGAAAATATTGAAACCTTTGGTTGGGAAGCCGCTATTAGAGGCATGAGGAATCCTAAAAATAGTTGGAACAAAATAGACAGTGTTTGGAACCCTGAAAATACATTATGTATGCTTGGCCCGAATGATAAAAATTTAGCTTTAAGACTTATCAAAGCTGGCTCTGAGCACCGTAAATTTCTTCGCATGATTCATGTACAAATGGATATTACAGCCCCTATGTTCTGGTGGAGTGAGTTTGATACCTATAAAATTGCTACCACTCGTGATTCTTGTTCTAAGATACACACCATCCATATCAAGCCCTTTGAACTAGATGACTTTACTCACGAAGAGTGTATAAATATTCCTATTGCTCATGATGCCCTCCTAACAGTAATTGATGCCTGTGAACAACTGCGCCTTGCCTACAATGTAGCTCAAGAGAGAGAATATTGGAGAGCTTTAATTGAACTACTACCAGAAGGCTACATGATGAAGGCTACTTGGGATGGTTCTATAGAAACTCTTCTCTCTATCCTTAAACAACGTGACCATCATAAGCTAAAGGAGGAGTGGGAGCCTTTCCGTCAAACCTGTTTTGATGCTGTTCCTTATTGTAAAACTTTCTATGAGGCTTTTACAGGAGGCAATAATGGATAGAACTACTATCAGACGTTCAAAAGAGCAAGATATTAAAAAGTATGGTTTAGTAAGAATTGAATATTATGATAATACTCTTCAACTTACCATGTCATGTGAACGATTTTTATTACTTCAAGAATACTTCAATAACTCTGACAACTTCAAAGATGCTCTAAGCCCCAATAATAAAAATGGCGAAATTGAAATTTCATTATTCATGCCAACAAGTGAGGTTTAATTATGCTACAACTAAAGTTTAAACGTCTATCTCCTACTATGACCGTACCTACCAAAGCTCATGAAAATGATGCTTGTTTTGATTTGTATGCTGATTTAGGCCCAATCGTAGAAAAAGTAGAAAAACAAAACAACTGCGATTATGGCCCATTAGAAGATATTAGTATTTTTATTCTCCCAGGAGATTGTAAAAAAATTAACACGGGATTCTCTACTAATATCCCTCACGGCTATTGGGCGGCTATCTTTGCTCGTTCTGGTCTAGCTACTAAAAATGGCTTACGTCCCGCCCAAGGTGTTCCTGTAATTGATGAGCCTTATACTGGTGAATGGATTATTCCCATTTATAACCAAAGTGATAAAACACAATATATCCGTCATGGCGATAGAATTGCTCAATTTGTTCTCCTTCCTTATTTTGATACTGAACTAATTGAAGTAAATGAGTTAAAAGAAACTGACCGTGGCGAAGGTGGTTTCGGTAGCAGTGGTAAATAAACATGATTTATCCTGTTTTAATTAAACCTCCTGAATTAGATAGTATACCTGTACTTTATATTCTTGACAGTGATTGTGAATATCCTTTACTAGAACTAGAAATGGAGAACGCAGAAGATACTATATGCGTGTTTACAGCCATGTGCAGTATTCTAACTGACCAATATAGAGACGCCTATCTTCAAGGCTACAAAGATGCTCAAAATGGCGATGCAAGCAGATTTGACTTAAAAGAATAATTTAAATAAAATCCTCTGATTAATTTCAGGGGATTTTATTTTTTATTTTAAAAACCTATTGACTTCTTCCATAAAATATGTTATAGTTCAAACAAGAGGTGAGACAAATGGATTTTGATGTAGAATTGTTTCTATCATTATGTAGAAAATACAATGTGCCTTTGACTTCTACAAGTGGCAAATGTCAAATTCTAATTGATGGAATCCCATATGATTTTGAGCTAATTCCAAATATTAATTATAAAGGAGAGAATGAAAATGAATCTTGTTGGATGTAAAGATTTAACTCAAAAGATTAATATCACTTTAAATGTTGCAGAACTATTGCTTTTAGTCGCTTCTTATGGCATGTCAACTCAAGAAAAAAACTTTGATTCTATTAAAGCAAATTTTGGAACCGAAATAAAAAATTTCGTTAGGGATTGCTATTATTCACAAAATGCAACACAATTATATAATGATATGTTAAATATTTTAAAACTTTATGGCATCGAAAAACAAAAGTGGTGAATTAATCATGTATACTACAACTGACATGCTACAAGAGCTATACCGTATTTACAACGCTTTAAATACCCGTTTCTTTGAAGGTGACCTTCCACCCGTTTTTATTACGCTGGTGCCAGGAAAGAGCCGTAAAAAGGCAACTTATGGGTGTTTCACCCCTAACGCATGGGCCAAAGCCAAGATAGAAGAAAAGGTCACAGATGAAGCCGTAGAAAAAATTGTTGTCCCTGAGAACCCTCAACATGAAATTGCCATTAGCTCTGAATATTTTACTCGTGGTACAGCTTCTTGGGTTGCTACTATGGTACATGAAATGGTTCATCTTCATTGTTGTGTTAATGAAATTAATGATACAAGCAATAATGGTGTTTATCACAATAAGCGATTTAAATATGAGGCCGAAAAAACTAAAGCTATCAATATTGATTATGCTCAAATTATTGGCTATTCTGTTACTACTCCAAGTAGTGAACTTACATATTTCATTGACAATGAGCTTAATGTAAATGAAGAAATCTTTGCATGGTTTAGAAATACTCAACTTGGGCTAACAGCAAAAGCCCCTAAAAAGCGATACGTTTGTCCGTTTTGTCAACTTGAAGTTCAGGCCAAAAAGAATAAAAAGATTATCTGTGGTGAATGTTATGAGCAATCTAATGGCGAACAAATTGTTCTAATGGATTATTGGGATATTACTGACCCTGATTCTCCTGAACTACTAGAAGATAACAACCCTGGCTTAGATAGAGAAAGTGAGGGCTTATGAGAATCTTAGTAGATATTGACGATACTCTTAACAATATGGGACATGTTCTTTTAAAATGGTTAAATCAAGATTCCTCTTTAGAATATAAATATTCTGATATTACTACCTGGGATTGGTATAAAAATGTTTTTGGTGATAAATGGTATTGGCCTCTTAAAGACCCTCTCTTTTGGCTAAGAGTGGACATAGACAAAAAAGCAGTTCAAATGCTTGAAAATTTAGTTAAACAAGGCCATGATATTAAAATAGTTTCTGCAAGTTTTCTTAATGATGTTTTAATTGATAAGATTTATTTTACATTATTCCCCTTTGATAGCACCCTTATCAATGAAAACAATGTCATCATTACTCAAGACAAATCTTGTATTAAAGGTGACTTGATGATTGATGATAAGCCTGATAACTTAGTTAATTTTGAAGGCATTAAATTTCTTTATGACCAACCTTGGAATCGTAAGGAAAAAGAGATATGGGATTTAGTTAATGGAGATTTCGTTAATTACGCAAGGGTTTCTAATTGGAATCAAATTGAACAACTACTTAAATTATACCTTTAAAAAGTAAAAAAAATAGGGATATAGATTAATTTCTATATCCCTATTTTTATTAAAACCCAATAGCTTGAACTATTAAATGAATGACCGTAGGTGTATCTGTCCACGTTCCTGATTCACTAAGCATAATAACTTTCCATTCGCCCATATAATCTTTACTAGGAGAAGCTATACATGTAGTGAGAAAAGAATAATTTGCATTGTCACATTGACAAGAAAATGTTACATTAGGTGCAAATTTAAACAACCCTGTTGGAAGAAGCTCTTTTATGGTAGAGGTACCAACATAGCATCCAGTAGGAGATTGAGTAAGTTGCCAAGTTAATTTATTATAGTCTAACTCTAAATTAGCTATAATCAATCCAGTTTGAGAACTATGTACATTCTAGCCATTTTTAACACTATCAGTAAACTTTAAACCATTTATATTGTCACCAATCGTGACAATATAATTATTCATATTATCAGTGTAATCATCAAATAAAGCTGTACCTAATATGGTATGACCAGTAGGTAAATCTCCCATGGCAACCTTAGTTCTTTGCCCATTAATTAATTCAGTTACTTCAACGCTACTTCCACCACCGCCAGAGACATACAATTCGCCTTTAGCATTTACTTTTAAAGTATCTTGGTCGATTCTTAATCCACCACAATTTGGTTGTTGAGGCATTTTAAATCTCCAATCATTTATACAATTTCCGTAGCGGTAATGGCTCCCGTATCATCTACTTGAAGTTTAAATTTTTTAGTACTTCCAGCGGTAGAAGAGCGAACAATTAAAGGAGTTTCCCCTAGAGTGAAGCTCTTGGCCGCAATTTCTACATCTACATTTGAAGTAAGCCCATGGATTACCGCTCCTGAGCCGTCAGCGGATTCTACAAGCCCCATACTAGTGGTACCATTGTTATCACTTACTTCAAAGCCATAGGCCGACATAGCGGCTGAATCAGTACCCTCAGTTAAAGTAAAAGGAGCGATAGGGGCTTCCCCTACAACTTTAAGAACTGATTTTCCATCTGTCTTTTCAATCGTCAATGTAGCATTATCACAATAGAAACCGCCACAAGGTATCTTTTCTAATGGCATAAATCTGCCTCTTTTCTTTTTAATTTAAATTAGAAATAGCTATATTATTTTGTTGAGACATTATAATTACTTTATTAATTCCAACAGCCATTCTATACCATTTATCGGTCATTCCACTACCTTGAATTGGAGCATATTTCCAATCATTTCCATCTTTAGAATAAGCAACTGTTGCTTTACCATCATATTGATAAATTAATACAAAGAAATGGCCCTGAGCCGCTAATACTTTAGACATAGCATAATCAGTAGTATCTATAACTAAAGTTTTGGTTTCCCAATTAGAAGTCCAAGATTTTCTAACTGCTACTTCTAATGATGTACCCATAGCTATATACATACCATTAGCTTCATTATAAGCAAATTCTGTATGCTGATTAATTGGAAATTCTCCACCTAAACTCCATGTTTGCTTATTAGGGTTGCAATCATAAGCGAGATTAGAATTGTAAAGCAAAATTCGATACAATTTTTGAGAAGGAATATAAATTAAACTATTTATCATTGCATTACTAATGCTATTAATAGTAAAATCTGAAATTGAAGCATAGCTATTCATGGCATAATAATACCATGAATTTACAGTATTCCCAGTATGCCCAACCAATAAATAACCAAAACCATCATATGCCATCGCATCAAATGTAGTCCCATTATTGATTGGAGTAATATCTGTCCATGTTGAAAAATCTGCACTACTAAAAACTTTGGAATTTTGTATGACTATATAATAACCATTTGCATAAAATATTTTATTGCCTGTGGTATTAAAATTAACCCAAAATCCTCCATCATTTAAACTGTAAGAACCGCCACTACTACTTATAGCCGCAAAATTGATTTCATGACAAACCACATCTCTATATTTGTAAGGAGAAAGACCAGAAGGATATTGAACAGTAAAAGCTAAATTTATATCTGGTATAACAATATCATCTTCATAATATTTAACATTATTATAAATCATATTAGCTCCTTCGAGTAGGAATTAATACCGCAATAGCCATAATGGAAGTAGCAGGGACAGTAGCCGCTGAAAGTGTTAAATTACCAACTGCGTGACCAGTACATCTAATTTTATTAGTTTCCCAATCGCCCATGGAAGAACTAGCAGTAGTAACAATAACAAGTTGTACTGTTTCTCCTAAAATCTGATTGTTATACCAAGTATATTTATAAGCATCTCCATCTTTAATCCATTCATTTGTAGGGATGGTTACAGTTATATGAGGGAAACTAGGAATAGGAGGAGTATAATCTTGAGGGGTAGCCTTTCCTGTGCTATCAATCATTACGACTTGGCCGTTAGTGCCTGTTAGCTCATCTTGCTTAGTAGCTAACCCATCATCCACATACTTCTTAGTAGAAGCGTCAGTATCAGCCGTAGGAGTAAGTAAACCAGTAATTTTATGATTGTTTAAATCTAATTCACTTTCAATAACAACACCAACAGCAGGGTCACCACTAATGCTACTTACTTGAACAATAGGGTGCAAATCCATATCAAGTTGCCCTGCCATAATAGAAGTCCCATCTGTCTTTAAATAATTTGTTGGTACACCAGCTATGGCATCGTCAACATATTTTTTTGTAGCCGCATCTGCTATTGCTGTTGGAGCACCTAGATTGGAGATTTTCTTTCCACTCATCTCCAAATCATCACCAATTTCTATAATAGAACCTGGACTAGCTGTATTGGTTATATTTGATACACCCATAATGGCATAATTACCCATATCTAAGTTGCCAGTCATGGCCTTAGTTCCATCAGCTTTTAAATAACCATCTAGGCTAGGAGGAGCGGGGATACTAGACACTTTATCATCAACATATTTTTTAGTGGCACCATCGGTATCTAAAGTTGGAGCGGCTAGACCTGTGACTTTATGGGTACCCATTTTAAGGTCGCCCACCATAGCTGTACTTCCACTTACATCTAAATAATTAGCACTTACATTAATTAAAGCACCATTTATTTGGTCATCTACATAATATTTAGTAGCGGCGTCAGTCTCTAAAGTTGGGTTAGCTACATTTACAATCTTATGAGCGCCCATCTTTAAATCGGCCTTCATAGTGCTGGTTCCAGCTAAATTTAAGAAATTAGTTGCAGTATAAACATTTTCATCGTATAAAATATCGTCTACATATTTCTTTGTGACGGCATCGCCTTCATCAATAGGTTCAGCTAATCCAGTTATCTTATGAAGCCCCATGCTCAGATTACCAGTCATTGGAACTGTGCCATCGGCTTTGAGATAACCAACAGGAGAAGCGGCACCTGAAACAGCATCATCCACATACTTTTTGTTTGCGGCATCTAAATTACTCTTAGGGTCACCAACATTGGTAATTTGCAATCCTGAGCAATCCACTCCTGCCACAAAATATGCTGGGCCATACGCCGCAAAATTACCATGACATTCAACCATACCAGTTGCAGGTATAGTAAGTACATTCGAAACAGTAGCATCTTTAAAAGTACCACTATCACTTATTACACTAGCAGAGCTAACTTCTTCTTGTACAACAAGACTAAACATAGTGGTGGTTCCAGTAGCATCACCATTATCTTTCAGAAGGTATCTAGCATCAGCTTGAGCTTGGGTAATACCGCCCCCAGCCCCGCCAATAGCACTCAATACTCCATCTGTTAATTGTAACGTGGTGTCATCATATCTAAATCCACCACAATTCATTTTCTGAATAGCTATATTTATCCCCCCCCAGTTTAATTAAGTTTTCATTAAGCCTGAATTTCAGTGGCGGTTAAAGCGCCAGCATCATCAACAGTTACTTTAAATTGCTTAACAGAATCAGGGGTAGAACTAGTTAAAATAATCTCTTTTGTGCCATTGGTCATAACACCTTGACCAACAGTAAAGGCTTTTACTCCATCAATGGTAGTCATTTCAAAAGCAGAAGCATCATAATTAAAACCACCGCAAGGAATTTTTTCAGTAATCATATTTTATCACCTTTCTTTACACTTGTTGTACCCAGACTTTGCCTTCTTCATTATAAATAAAGGTTTTGCCTGTATCCATCTCTTCCACTTCATCGCCATTATTGGCTTCAATGGTAGACTTATCATCTGTACTCAATCCAATATATTCAGCATTTTTATAAAAGGATTGATAACGAGCTTTTTTCTGTGTTACCATAATTCACCTTCTTATATATCGCTCATAAGGCCAGGGAATGGGACATTATCACTTGTATCCAGACGCAAATTATCTTGAACTATGCCACTATCAGTGGTACTAATACTGGCATTACCATCAAGGTCACAATAATATGCTAAACTATCAGGATTATAAACAGATTGTGCCCAGCCAGTAGGGTCGCTTTCAGCCTGTTCAGGCAAAGTCCTATACCATATAATATTTCGATAAGCATACTCATTAACTATGTCCAAATCTCTAGTTTGAACAATACCATCGCCATCTATATCGCCTGGAATCATATCAATACGAGATTTAATTGTCCAAGTAGTTTTGGCTTCACCTTCTGCACCATCAGTATTTTCAATAGTTAAATTAAGGCCAAGATGCTCATAATAAACTTGTCCAGGAGATTCAACTAAAAATCTATAATAATGTCCAGCAATACCTTCGCCTGTAAGAGTGAATGGAGCTTCTTGAGGGAAGTTTAAAGCTGTATTAGGAGTATAGGTCATAGTAGCAGTATAGGCAGGAGAAGTCTCATAATCGGCCTTGGTAGCAGGGTTTCCGCCTTCTTTAAGCCTATATAAAGATACAGTCAAATTATACCATGCTCCATATTTATACATTTTACCTTTAAGGGTGTAAGTCACAGCAGGAGGCGTCCATATTTCTCCATTTTTATTTAGCCAACGATTATTTTGTTCATCAAAATGCCATATGGTACCTGTGTCAATATCTTTAAATATATCACCATTATAAACATTTTCTAAAGGCTTTAGCTCTGTACTTAACCCCTCATATAGAGCAGGTATCTCTAAATCAGAATAAGCGGCCCGTTTTGTAGTTATCAAGTGGCCACTCCTTTTTAAATTTATTTTTTAATAACAGGCTTGACACTTGACAATAGATGCCAAGCCTGTTATTATGCTTATTAGAAATTTTGTTGCCAGACTATTGCAGTATAAGCTAAAGAAAAATTATCAATACCTGAATCAGGCCGATTTATATAAACACGAGCAGAAGGGAATTTAATTTTATTATTTGTTTTATCAATTATAATTTGCCCCTTCATCTCAATAACGTCTCCAAGCACTAAAGTACCTGAACTATTATATATCTCTAAAGACAAATAAGTAGATAACTGTTGCATAGTAGCATCATTAAATCCTAAATCAAAACTAATAGCATTTAATCCATAAAATAAAGTATAATCTTCTCCTGACACTTGTATTGTTTTATATCCACGTTCTGTGTCTACCAAATATACTTTAGTTTTATTTGATACTGTGTATCCAGCTATTGAAACTTCACAACCATCATATAAATCTGAGCCATTATTCAAAGTTGTTCCGTGAGGAGCAGACCAACCAGCCGTTTCATAATTATGTCTTGTAGCCTCAAGCAAAGTTTGATTACCATAAGTGGGATAACCTATATACAATCCTACAACAGTGGTAGCTAAACCCTCTACTAATTCACCTTTATCATTATATGCCTGAACATATTTCTTTAATGTTTGTGGAGTTACATTAGTCTTAAGAGGCGCAAGCTCTGTGCCCCCCCCCAGTTAAGGTAGGAATCGCATTACATATCATTCTTTATTATCTCCAATCCCTAGAATATTCTTTAGCTTACCAATAGCCTCAACTGCATACTTAATAGTAGCAGTAAGGAAAGCGCCAATAATTACAATAGCATCAATAGAGGCTAGAACATCAACAGCAATATCAATGCCAATAAAAGATACATATACAGGAATCACGGAAACAGCCATGCTAAGTACAGCAATACTAAGGCCAAGAATAGCAAATTTGGCAAAACTTTGTAGAATTAGTTTCCAATCAAAATCATAGCCATTGAGCCTGACATTATGCCAAGCTCCCAGTCCCATATTAGAAAGGTAAACTGCAAGAAATAAGAGCATACCAATACCTACATTAGATAGGTTGGTAAGAATGATAGGAATAATTGTTGACATTATAATATCTCCTTTTTATTAATAGAAAAGAATATAATGGTATGTAGTACCATTAGAATTCATTTGATTATAAGCGTTAGTCAAATTATACCATTTTAAAGAAGTGTCTGTCCATATCAAATCATTGGATTGGCTAACATTAGTTGAACCTCTATACATAAAAGGTGTCCAAAGGCCAACTATACAGTTTATACCACCGCCTTGTCCCGTGTCTCCAATAAATACGGCTTTTACACCAGGGGCAAAAGTAATTGTATTAGGGTTACCTGAACCATAAGTGCCATTACCAGCATAAGTTCCTGTTACTATCTTACCAGGGCGATTTTTAGCGTAAACTTGTAAAAATCCATCAAGCACACCAAGGCCATAAACGCCTTGGCTATCAGATATAATTATTTGATTTTCAGCAATCCATGGAACAGCTATAATGCCTGAATAAATTACATCACAAGGTTGCCCTGCTGTGGCATTAGAAAGAGAAATTGCCATAGAATTAGAATCTTTAAATCCACCAGCGATTTGATTACTTTTAACTTCAAGTTTATAAATTGTAGGATAAAGGCTTGTAGGACGAGGAATAAATACTAACATTTGATTATTATTGATAAATGTTGCACTATTATAATTCATATTTCCTGTTGGGAAATTCACAAATATATAAGAATCTTCTATTGTTAAAGTATTATTATTTTTAGATAATAATACAGCACGACCACTGCCACTAGAATAAGTAACAACATATTGATTATTTACTTTTGTTATGGTAATAGAATTGCCACCTACCCATGTTCCTAATTCTATTAAAGAATTTTCTATTACAGTAATCGTATCTCCATTTACATTTATAATTCGTGCTTCGGCTTTAGCAACGGCAGATGTATAAGCATCATCTACTACTATCACATCATTTCCATCTACATATAGAGTTGGATAATAATGGTCAGCAGGTGTTTCAAATGAAGTATAACTAACAGGTGTTCCCCATACTAAATTAGTTCCACTATCTGCCACATCAATCATTACTACATATCCGTCATATTTACTAATCCCTGGGTTGAGATTGGAATTAAAACTAACTAAAACTTTATTATTAGAAAATAATTGAGCATTAACATGAGCGATTGTAGTAAAATTAGATAAAGCGATAGGAGTGCCCAATGCTATGGAATTATTTTCTTGCTTTTGCAATACTTGGGCGACAAGAGTGCTATTTTTAATGTAAACAGCCAAAAATCTAGTTGGAGTTAAAACAATAATATTATTATAAGTTGATTGTGTGTCAATATTTGGAGTATTACCAAAAGTAACAGCAAGCCCTGTATCTACTGTACCTATACCTGCTCTAGGGATATTATTTATATTATATACCATTACAAATTGATTATCATTTATCATCACAGCATCTATATAAGTAGGTTTAACATTTGCCGCACCAGGTATTTGATAAGGAGTTCTTGCAAGAGTTAAATTATTATCTTGAACTGCACACCATCCAGTATTTACACTAGAATAAGTGCTTGAAGAAAAGAAACAAAGAGAATAATCATTATTATACTTAATTATTTTTGTCCAATCTGCGGCGTTAGGTACAATAAATTTATGAGTAGGGTCTATTTTTTGTAAACCACTAATAACTTCATTATTAACAATATCAACTATATCACCTGGGGTAACAGCCATCCCAGCCGCAACAGGATAAGTAGCAGTTACATTTTTAGCATTACCAACAGAAGATTCAGCCAAATAAGCCAAAGCCGCATCAGTATTCAAAATACCAGAAGGAAATTTTGCTTGAGTTTCAGGGGTTAGGCTAGTAATTTCAGCACCAGTTTCAGGGTATAATTGGTCATAACTATTAGTCAACTGTTTATATTGATTTATTTGCACATTTATTTCAGCCATTATCTCACCCCTTTCACAATGATATTAAAGGTAATAGTTGGTTTAGCATCTCGACAAGTAAGAGTAATGCCACCATCAACAGTCTGTGCTTCTACGGCAAGGCACCCATAAGCCGTATTATAAGCCTTCCTAGAGTTAGCGTCAGCAATATCAACAGGATAGATATTCAGCCCTGTGTCAGTCGCTAAAACGCCAGCAACGGTTACTGTTTGTGTCCAAGGGCCAGAACCAGCCCAAGAGCCAACAGGCACACTAACAGTAACAGGCCCAAATTGGCTTACTTTAGTTTTTATTGTATCACTTAATGTACCTAGTGATGTAGTATTTTCAGTTATTAAATTCCCAAGATTATCAGTATCAGTGTTCATTTCACTAATACGTTGATTAAATGTTTGCGAGTTAAAACTTTCTTGGGGGGCAAATGGCGTTACAGCCATATATTACCATCCTCCTTCATCTATAAATGCCCAAGTTTGATTCATATTGTCTATATCCTCAAATGTGACATTTTTCGCATCAACCTGTGCCCAAGTCAAAGGAACCATTATACGAAACCAAATTAAACCATCATATAATTCATCGGGTGGAACAGATGTTTGAGAGACTATGATTTTAGCTCTAGGCATCTTAAGAAAAACATTCCAATATTCAGATGTATCAGATGGAGGTTGATTTAAACTGGCCTGAGTAGCAATATATAAACCATCTTTATAATATACAACATCTCTTGGAGCATAAGTAACTGCGCCACTCCAAGCGTATTTTAAATTAACATCTAAACCAGGACTGCCTTCGGGGCCATTCAACATGATTTCTACCCAATATTCATCCTCTGCACCAGTTGGGGGTTCATGATTAATATTATCTTGTATACATAAATAGGTTTTATTGTTATGGGTTACAAAGTTTCCAACTACATAAGCTATTTGAGCAGACCATTCACCCATTTGTTTAAATTGGTCTATGGCTTCGTTATATTCAGTTAGCTTTAAGGCTAAAAATCCATTAACATCATTATCATATTTTTCTTCAATAGCCATAATGGCTTGAAAGATAAGATTGGAGCATTCGGCCACAAATGCTTTACTATCTAATTGAGGATTGTTGGACAATATATTAAAAGCCTCAGTATATTGTTCATTCATCCACAAAGTGATATATTGGCTTTTTAAATCAATATCGCCAAGTTGTATATCTTGATATAACAATTAGTTCACCCCTTTATGTAAGAATTTTGAACCACAAAGCACCATCTTCTTGTACTGTTGGGGTTTCTACACTTACAGGGTAAACAGTAGTATTGCCAGAAGCTACAATTCGCCAATATTCAGAACCTTCAAAGGGCGTTTGGTTGACATTGTTTTGAATACAGCCCCATAGAATACCATTATATTCTACACAATCATCAACTGTATAGCTGTCGATAGAATTCCAAGGCCCTCTAAAAGACATGCCAGTACCAGCAGGGCCAGCAGGGCCACGTACTGTTAGTACTCGCCAATAAATGGTATTGATAGGAGGAGTGCCAATAGGAGGGTCAGACAGAGCTATATAGATATTATTAATACCAGAAACAACATAAGCAACATAATTGTTTTGCACATATTGAGTGATATTGGAATAATAACCTTTATAGTTGAAATTAGCTAGAATAGATTCCCATTCCGTTTGTTTTTGCTCTACAAAAGGAGTTATATCAGATTTATAGAATCTTTCCAGGGCCGTTAAACAGTCATTAAATTTATTTAAACCTTCTGCGCTTAAAACTTTTTGAGAGCCAGAAGGAATTTGAGCAAAGATTTGTTGAGCAAGAACTTCATTTCCTGCCTGAACAGCGGCAAAGTATTGTTTAATAAGTGGGCCATCAGATGCAGAGATATTTAGAAAGTTCAAAAAGCTATCTAAATTATTAGGGAATGAAGTTCTTGGCAAATCAGGGTAAAGAACTGACAAACTTTTTCAACTCCTTTCTTAAACACTAACAATATTTGGAGATTGAGGATAAAAGCTAATCATATTTAATGTCATAGTATCATTAGGAGCTAACCCAATATTAATGCTTTTAATTAAATATAATGCAGTTTTATCATTTTTTTTTAGAGTATATTCTACTAGTGTATTAACATCAAGCCAATAAACAGGGACACACTTTAAAGTAACACTATTGTTCATATTAGTATGAAGCCATAGTTCATATTCGGCCCTTTGTTGAGCCAAATCATCAGTGATACAGTTAGCATAGTCACCATCATAAAGAGGCAAGTAAATAGTTCCTATTGTTCCATTTATATTAAAAGGGCTATTAGGGTTGGTGTCTTTAGCTTCTCCATAAGCCTGTAAATGTCCCATCCATCTCCAATAGCTTCCTTTAAATTGAACACAATAATAAATTTCGCCTTGTTCCGCTTCTATAACAGCAGGAGTGCCATCATCATTCTTAACAGGATAAGCCACTAAAGAATTAGCTCTTAAAGATGATATATTTATTTTTTGAGGGTTGGTTAAAGTAAAACCATAAATGACTTCATTAGCATAACTTGTTATACTAGGCAAAGTCATAGTGATATTTCCTCCACTTAAAGTAGTAGAGGTAGAAAAATTCTCTGAATCAGGGTCATGAGTTCTTCCATACACAGCAATATAATTTTTAACATTCTGGAAATCTACTTCAATGTCCTCAGAAGTTACTATATTATCCCACAAACTATCTTTTACCAATACAGGGTCATTTTCACCTGTTGGAATGGGTTTATAAACAAATGTTCCATTCACATCAAAATACATCTCATAAAAAGGGTATATGTCTCGTATGGCGGCTAAAGCCTCATAATAAGTGCTTCCTAACTCAAACTCAAGTCTAACTGGAAAGGTACCAGGGGCAGGAGGATTTTCTACAATATAAGAAGTAAAACCACAGAGAGCTAAAGTGCTAATAATGGCATTACGAATACTTTCTCCTACTTCATATCTTAAAAGAGAAACGCCAATATAACCATTTCTAACCCCTGTCAATTTTGCCATTAAGTCTAATAAAGTTAAACTTAAAGTATTGGTTGCAGGGTCATAATTATAACTAGGAGCATCAATTATAAACATCCCGCAATTAGTTTCTATTACTTCACCAGTAATTGTACTTAAGGTTCCAACATATACTTTTACATATTTATCTAGCCAAATTCTACTTCCTGGCTCTACTTCAAAAGATGAATTCTCAATAACCATTTTAATGCTTCCTGTTCTGCGCATATCTGCATTTGCATTGATACTTATAGAGCCTGAAACAACTGTTCCACTGATTTCATCTACCGTTTGATATTTATAATTTAGCAACTCTATACGAATATAACGGCTTTGGATATTTTGAAGAGATGCCCTAAATTCTTGTTCTGTAACAGAAGGCATTAATCCACCTCCGTTATTACACCATTAGTATAAAGGTCATTTTGATTGTTTGCATCACCAATTTGTGTCCAGTTGAATGTAACTTGAGGAATGCCCATACCAGAGCCTTCACGATAATTGACTTGTACATCACCCGTAATGATTACTAGCCAAATGTTTCCGTTCCCCGTTTTGTTAAACATGGTTCGCTACACCATGTCAGCTTTCGCTTCTTATAGTTTCCTATAAGCGCAGACTATATCTTCATCTTATATATTAATTTCTAAATACCGATGATTGCTCTTGACTAAACAATCAATGGCTTGTATCAATTCTTCTTTAGCAGGAATATCTCTTCTGCTTTTAATTCTTAATATTTTATATCCAAGAGATTTTATGTATTCATCTCTACGCCTATCTCGTTGCATATCTTGATGCCAATAAGAACCATCATACTCTATATCAATTAGTATATCATTTTCTACCACTCTACAATCTAAAGAGCAAGGGCCACAAGGATAATTTATTTCACAATCTTTATATCGTTGTTTTAATAAATCATAAATGGCTAATTGCTGACTAGAAGTAGGAACTGTTCCATTTTCGGCCATAGTTTGTCGAATTTTTGAAGGGACAATTTCTTTAAATTGACTTGATTTAGAATAATGGTCTACTCCATATACTCTCAAACATGTTTCTTTTATCTTTTCTTGAACAACATCAGTTTGAAAAATATTTTCGACACCATAAATATTTTCAACACTCTTTTTAGCTTTTTTATGTTTGCAATTAGTGCAAGCATAACCTTGAGAGCCTTTACCTCGATTTTGATAATTTTGATATTTTACATCAATAATATCTCCACAAAAATCGCATTTTACTTTTACAACAGCGTGAGATTGAAGAGGCAAATCTTCTACTTTTACTTTAAAGCTATCATTCATTTTAGTAAATTTATAGCCTAAATTAGTATAATATTCTTTATTTTTTGAATGCCATTTCATTTCAGCCCATTGATTTGGTATAAGCATTAATTTCCTCCTTTCTTTTTTAATTGTCAAGATTTATATATAAGATGTGTACCACTTCGAGCATCAATCGCTTATGCTCTACTCCCTATTGGGATAGTCGTTGAACCTTCCTCTATTCGAGGCTTGGATGCTAGATTGCCCATTGTTATAGCATTTAGGATTTAACCTTGTGCTATCTAATTATTTTTTTCTGCTTTCGCAACCGTCACACTTAGGCTTATTTCATCCTTATGTTGTGGTATAATTAGCTTTAGGGGTTTTCAGCAATTCAATACATTATTTTCCGTTCATATCACTATAAACGTGACCTATCATATTGCTATGGTTAAGTCTTTTAAAATCTTTGCTTTATGATTAGTTAAATAATCTTTAAGGATAGTTTTCTTTTGTACAATAGCTTTTCTATCAAACACACCAGTCTTATCATAATCATCATCCAAGATAGTTGCAGTCACAGAGCCAGATTCATAGCTCAGAAGGCCGTTAGCGACGATTACAGGGTACTTACGACCCAAAGGCTGGAAAGTACCCACCTGTTGATTTCGGGCGTTAGAGCCGTAGGAAAGCCCGTATAGAAACTTGTAAGAACTTTCAGCATCACCAATAAATACGCCTTTGAAGTTAGACAAAATAGTATTAAGAATATAGTTGCCTTCTGTACCACCAATTACAGGAACAAAAGCATATTCATATTCCACACCATAGGCATTTAATCTATCAATAAAGCTAAAGGTTAAATCTTCAAAAGTATCAATAGGAATAGTTTTCAAAGTTAGCCATTCAAAAGTACCCTTAATACGTCTTTTTATTTTAATAGCAGAAATTTGTCCAGCTAGTAAATCACTATTGCCGCCATTTAAGTTACCATTAAATTTGGCATCAAGAATAGTGTCATAATCCCATTCAGTAGGAATGACAGTAGAGTAATCTATGGATGTATTTCTAGTAATATTAAAGTGGTCAAAAATGGCGTTAGACAAAGTGGTGCTAGTAATGTTATTTACATTGGAGAGCGCATTATTCAAAGCATCTCCATCACGATAAAAATTATATCCAACAAATTGAAACATTGCGCCCTCCTTTCTAGGGAACGTATTCCGCTAATTTTACTTCATAAATATTATTAATTCTCTTTAACCAAAGGTTATAATATTGAGTATCACTTAATGGGGTCATATAATTACTATAAACATAATAATAAAACCCATTCAAAGAACTTATATAAACTTCAACATAAGCCTTTAAATCAATATCGCCTCTATTTTCATATCCATTCATAAATCTAACTACAATAGTCTGACCTTGAGCGTTGCTAAATCTAGTAATTTCATTATAAGGATTAGGCTTTCTAAACCACCATCTTATAAGAGTATTTCCATTAACTTGGTATCCTTGCTCAAATTTAACCCAACTACCATCAGCCGTTAAATCTACTTCTTTATTGTCAATATAAATTGGAGGGTCAGGATTACTTGTACCATCAATAGCTACAATATTTGACCTAACAACAATATACCCTTCATCACAGTTATTCACTAACTCTACAAGAGAGTAAATATCAGGGTGCTCATATTGTACATTAAATTGAATTAAGCCTGTTGATACTACTGTATTATAAATAGTTTCAATCACAAGCTCAATATAATAAAAAGCATTGTTTTCAAAACCATTAAATAGATAAGAATTAAGATAAGGTGGAGTGCCATCTTCCACATATATATCACCAGAGCTAGAAATTAAACTCTGATAAGAATTATATAAATTAACCCTATAAATATTTAAATGCTCTCCTTCGGCCTGATTATAAGAAAAATCGAAGGCAAAAGAAGAGTTAGTAATAGTGTTCGGCATAGGGATATTAGTAAATTCAATTTCAGGCTGAGTAAAACAATAGAATTGAATAGGAACACTTTCAGCCGAATAAGTTCCAGCTACATCTTGAGTAGCCAATGTAGCATTATAATAAGTGCCATTGGTTAAAGTATTAGCTGGAAGTGTATGTTCATATTTAAAAGTTTCTTGTGTTTCTTGATAAACAACTGTATTGGTTGCATTATCTCGAATAGTAAGTCTATTTGCTGTTACCTGGTCGCCACCTACTACATTAAAACCAAAGACTTGAGCTTGAGTAGCGTCGAAAGCGGCCATATTAAATAATGTTGGTCTAGTTAATGCCAAATAATTACCCCATTTCTAAATGGTTCGCTACCCTAAATCTTATCAAGTTTTAAAATTATCAGGATTAACCACTTTAACTATCTTTGTAGGTATAGTTGCCCCTTTTGCTACCACTACTTTAACTATACAATTATCCACTGATAGTCACCTTATTTCTTTTTAAAAGAATATTCAAAGGGGCTTGATATATCTCAGTAACTATGTTACCATTGACATAATTAACAGTTACATCATAAGTAGTAACTGTTTGAACAAAATTGGCAGTTGTTTCAGCAGGAATGGTTAGCAAAAAGCCTTGTTTAGCCGAAGAAAATTGAACAACTGCTTGATAATTTAATTTTTCGCATGTTATGTAAATTTCTTTTATTTGAACATTGGTTAAAAATGCACCATTCTCATCTTGAAATTTAAAAATTAAATTAAAATCATCACCTTGGACTATATCAATGGCAAATTGGGCAACCGCTTGATTGTCACACACATTATCACCCCTACCATATAAAATAAGCTAGATTCATATTACCTTGAGGCACAAATACTTTTACAGTCTGGCCTATTGTTGGAGTATTAGAACCATAATGAGGGAGAACATAAGATTTCCCATTAACTATAACATTCCAAGTATCTCCGATTGATGCTGAACTGGTAATAATTCCATTATAGCCTCTAAAAGTATTTTCCTTAATAGCTTGGTCTATTAAATATTGTACGCCTCGCAAAATTTCATCTAATGCTTTTTGCATTGTTTCATTTTCAGAAGCCATAATAACCTCCTATATAATAAGGGTGGAGAATAAATCCCCACCCTTGCAAAAACTATTAACGCATATGAGCCTTTTGTACTGCATCACGCATAAAATTATTTCTCATATAATCTGCAAACTCAGGCCCATCATGAACATTGGGCAAATTAAGGTTCTCTACAATGATAGGCTGAGTTATGCCCTCTGTGGCTGTTCCCATGCCTTGTAGGGAGGCCATAACATCCGAAGGTGTAGTTTCACCCCAACTCCAAAGATTGCGTGTAACGTCTGCTGGGAGCACTCCATCACCTTTAGATAGCACTCTAAGTTCAGGGCCTTTCTCTCCTACGAGCCTTATACCACCATTATCACCTAAAGTACCAGAAGCACGGCCATAAATAGCAGGGTTTTTGCCAATAACACCTTTGCCACCAGAACCAGAACTAGAAGGAGCATTAGGATTATTTGCGCCCCAAGTTCCATCTGTGCCAGTGATTACATGCCCCTGGCTGTCTGTACTCCCAACTTTACCTCCACCAGAAGAAGAACCTCCGCCTCCACTAGTTTCCCATTTACCAGTATCAGGGTTTAGAGTAGAATGAGTGCCTTGGATAGAATCTTTTTCAGCCGCTAATTGTTTATTGGCCTCTTCTAACCGCTTCTTCTCTGCATCACTAGCATTATGCCATGCGGCAGAGTTAGCGGCCATTTGAGCATTAATTTGGGCCAATCTATCAGCATTAGGTTGCCCAGTAGGAGTAGTTTGGCCATATTCAGCATTCTGAGCATTAGCCAAATCCTGCATAAGAGCTTTATACTCATTCACATAATCAGCTAATTTATCAAGTCTATTACGCCAATTTTCGCCTTCAAGTTTAGTACCTAGTTTTTGCTCTGCAATGAGTTTATCTTGTTGTTTTTGATAATCGCTAACAACATTTTTCCATTCATCACGATATTCTTCCCAGGCTTCGATTTGGTCATCAATGCTCTTAAGGGCTTCTTTTTTAGATTGTTCAAGATTTTTAACTTCTTCTTGTAAAGCGGCATCTCTATCGTATTTATCAAGATTAGCTTGAGCCTCAGAAACAGCATCAGCATCTTGAATATACTGGAAACGGCCATCTTTGTAGACCATAACTTTCTTTTGTTTAGCTCTCGCCAAATCATCCAAAAGTTGTTGTCTTTCAAGTTGCTTATCTAGTTCATCATTAATTTCTTTAAGAGCATCAATTTGACTATCCCAAAACTCTTCTACCGAATCTCGCTCTTTTTGGAGGGCATCAATTTCATCTTGGGCTTTATCAGCCACATAAGAGAAAGCAATTTCCCATTCATCGACTTCTTTAGAAAGACTTTGAACGGCGGCTTTGTTTGCTTCTTCCCATGCTTTCTTTTCAGCCTGAGCCTCTTTCTTGGTAATGTTATTACGCTTTTGAATGTAATACTCATAATCAATAAGACCTTGAGCATACATTTCATCCATCCAAGCGCCTACACGTTTCCAAGCGGCTACTTCATTATCTGAACCCCAATCATCAAGACTATTTCTATCACTGATATAATTTTCAGAAATATTAAGCCTTTCATCAAAAGCGTCTCTAAGTTCTTGAGTAATGTCATTTTCAATACCCTCAATAGTATCTTGAAGTCCCCACCAAGCATTCTGTAACTCACGGATATATTCAGAATTTTCATCTGCGCCCATATCACGAAGAGTATTGGCTTGGTTATTAAGAATCTCTTGGAAGCCCTTATTAAGTTCAATAAGTTTTTCTTTGGATGCTCCATTTTTCTCTTGAAGAAAAAGATAATGTTCAGTAGCTTTATTGAGTTCTTGGTACTTTTTATATTCTTCTTCTAATGGGTCGGTTTTATCAGTTTTGCCTTTACCAGAAGAAGCACTAGTCTTAAGAGTGCCAATTACAGAACCAAAATTTGCTACTCTTTCTTGCGCATCTGCAAGGTCATCAAGAGCTTTTCTGGATTCTTCATAAATAGCCATAGCTTCTTGGTACTCTTTATTTTGCTCCAACCATCCCATTTGACTGTACATAGAACCCTTATCAGGAGCAGTACGAGCAATAGCACGGGCTTGAGCACCATACAAAGCCATCTGTGCTTCAAGTTGAGCAATTATTTCTTGAGTAGTTTGATTATAAGCCTGTGCCTTACTATCTTCATCTTGAATGGTATTGATAGCGGTTGTTCTAGCTTCATTTAAAGAAACTTCGTATTGCTCTTTTTGAGTAGCAATATAATCATCTAAAGCTCCTTTTGTAAGCCTATAACCATCTGCTGTTTGTTCAAGATATTTGTCTAATCCAGAATCCATTAAAGCCTTAACAGAATTTGTGCTTAATCTGCCAGATTCTTTCATTTCATCTTGAGCTTTAGATAAAGTATTATAAGAACCTTCTAAGTGGTCTATCATAGAAGAAAGATTAGAAGCCTCTTCTGCCATTTTTTTAAGTTTATCAATTACTTCTCTGGCATCAGTCCCATTCATTTCTGAATAGGTTTTTAAAACTTCTTTACTTACTTCTTTTATTCCACCTAAAAAGAGTTTTGAATTATTGTAAAGAGTTTGAAGTTCAGGAGATAGGTCTTTAATACTAATTCCTAAACTATCAATTTCCGTTATGAAACTTTGAAGTTGTTTAGCTCCATTTTCATAAGCTTTAATTTGCTCTTCTGTAACTTCTTGGCCTTCTCGCATAGCATCTTGATAACTTCCTACCGCATCAAGTGCTGAATACCAAGCCTCAGTCTTAGTTATGGTTTTAGTAGCTTTACCAATAGTATAAGAAGAAGCAACCATAGTTTTAGCCAACTCTTCGGCTTTTTGAGTTACTTCTTCTAAAGTATCACCATATACTTTAAGTTCACTTTTGGTACCAGCTTCTAAATCCGTAGAAGTCATACCAGAAACAATAGCTTCATAACCAGAAGAAAGAACATCTACTTCTTCATCAGCCCATTGTTGAGAAGCGAGTTCTTTTTTCTTTTCAATATTCTCTTTGAGAACTTCATTCTCTTTCTTAAGTTCCTCAATTTCCTTATTAACTTCTGCACTTCGTTCTTCATAAGGAATTTGATTCAATTTAGAAAGACGTGTCTTGTTATCACTTAGTTGGGTATTTAAATCAGATATGCTTCCAATAGTATCTTCAAGAGTTGGATGGGCGGAATCCCATGCTTTTTTAACGCCCCAAATAGCAATACCAATTCCTGCAATAACAGCGGCAATAGGAAGAATTGCGCTAAGTAATGTACTGAAAGAAACCGATGCCACTCCTGCTGATACTCCTGCGGCTGTAACGGCTGTTTTTATAGAAGCAAAAGCGGCAGGGAAGCTAATTAGGCTCTTTAACACAGAACCCCATATAGTTAAACCACCAGTAAGAACACCTGTTAAAAGTGTCCATTGAATGATAGTAGTTCCAACTCCATTATTAAGAGCTTTTAATACTTCATTAGCAAGAGTAAGGAACGAACTAACAAGTTCACTATCAATTACATTATTGGCAAGGTCTTGGAAAGTAGCCTTAAGATTATTGGTTTGGGCTTCAAGGCTTTCCATATAAGCGGCGTTTTCTTTTGCGGCAGAGCCAGCAGAGTTAAGTGCTGTTTCAGTTGCGGCAAGAGTAGTGTTGAAGTTGTTCATTAGAGCAAGGAAATTCTGAGTTTGATTTGCGCCTGCTTGCTGTAATGCTATATAAGCCTTTTGGTTAGTAGTTAAATTGGGCCAAACTTTATTTAAATCTACTAAAATATCATAAAGGCTACGAATTTGCCCTTGCTCATCATAAAGAGCAATTCCTAAGCCACCATATATTTCAGTAAGGGCCGCACCTGTGCTAGAAGAATCATCTAAAACTTGGTTTAGGCGAGATTGGATTGAGACTAATCTTAATGTCTATTGGAAGTCGTTAATTTCCAACGGAAAGGAATTTTTCCAATCTCTCTTTATAAGTTTTACCATCTTCAATTTCCCAATAAGGGATTCTTAATAATTTTATGTTATTACTTTTACAATACTCTGTTTTTATTGTGTCATTGATTTTAGTTTGTTCAAATAATTCTTGTTGGTCTTTGTTTTTACTAAAATTAATTGGCTTAAAATGTTGAATGCCATCAACTTCTATACATCCAATATCTTCTATATAAAAATCAAAAGGCAACACTTGTTTATTTTTACAATCAGGAAACGTCTTTTCTTTTTTAAAAACAATTTTATTTTCTTCAAGCCAGCTTTCTACTTTAGTTGAAATAACCGACTGTGCTCCTCGACAATTATTACATTTATATTTACCATCTAAAAAATGTGTAACTGCTACCTCAAACAATCTGCCACAAGAGCATCTAATTTGAAGCATCCCTTTATTTCCAGGATACTCTTGGTCTACAACAATACATTCCCAATTATTTAAATAGGCATACAAACGAAGGTTGTCTATACTAAAAGGATTAGAAGGATGGAATTTATTAAAACCAATTTCTCTATGAACAATAGAAGATAAGTTCACTAGACCCCTATATCCATTTTTATCTTGAATCAACACTTTGTCTTTTCCTGTAATGCTATCACCAAACAAAGGTATAAAACCTTTTTCTTTTAAAACGTCATGATAAGTAAAGGGGTTCAACCTTTTAGTAGGTACTTCTCCCTGTTGTTTTTTCATATTGTAACAACGAGTACACATTTTAAAATCCAATTTAATAAAATCTGACCATTTTTTCTTAAATTCTTGTCCGCATATGCCACACTTAAACGTCAAAACACTTTCACGATTTTTCCACTCTTTTTTATCAGAAAGCAAAATAGTATCATTGTTTGATTTAATTTGCATAAAATGAATTACATTATCCCAAGAATAAGGATTTTTACTACTAAAAATATGTACACCGTTGTCACTTACTCCATGGTCTTTTAAATTTTTTGCACCATAATAATACAAATAACCATCAGAATCACAACATTTATATCTTTCAGTAATTCCCTTTGATTTATCTTCTAGCAAAGTTAAATTATTATTCCTATAAATTTGTTTAATTACATCAATAGAAATTTTTAAAGCCATATTATTCCTTTCCCCTTATGCTTTCACATAAGAACCAGACTATTTCTTATTCCCCAATTAAAGGGATTTTCTCGTTTCGATTTAAGGGAATTTCACCCACCCATAACGATTAGGCCCTACTCTTATTGCGGTTAAGCCGCTTCTCAAGATAGTCGTTTAACACACTCCTATTCGGAGCTTCGCAACCAAACATCCATTGTTTACAGCACTTAGGCTTTTGACCTTATGCTATCCTTATCGTTTTTAATAGTTTCCCACATTCACACTTGCCAATCTTTCAAGGCTATGTTGTAGTGATAAGGCTTTAGGAATTACTGGTTTTAGAGAAATACAAATAGTGCATATTACTATACACTTAGGGACAAGTCTCCCCTCGCCGCTCGACTTCCGTTTCGTGTAATTTCGACAATGCCTGTGAATACATTTTTATTAATTAAGAAGTGCTAATTCTTAATAATATTTGTTAAAATATCTTTATATTTTTTATTAGCAATATCCCAATAAGGAATTCTCACCAATTTAATTTCATTTTCTTTACAATAATTATTTTTAATATTATCATTTATTTTTACTCTTTCATAACTTTCAACCGCTTTTTCATATGAACAATGATTAAAATAGGCAGGTTGATAATGGCCTTCTCCATCTATTTCTATAAGAGTGTTATATTTTTCCAAATAAAAGTCAAAAGGAAGTGGCAGAATATTTTTACAATCCTCAAAACGATATTGCCTGATATATTTTACTTTATTTTTATTTAGCCATTGAATAATTTTTTGCTCATACAAAGAAATTCTTTTAGTACAACTATCGCATCTTTCTTTGCCATTCATAAAAGAAGAAATAGAAGTTTCAAAAATTTCTCCACATTCGCATTTTATTTTTATTCCTTTTCGTGACCATAATTCATTATCTGCAAATCCTATCATTCTACTTGAAATTCCATTTAACAAAGCATAATGATTTACATTATATTGATAATATTTAGAATTAACTCTTAAATCAAATCGGCTAATTTTACTACCTTGAAGTAAATGAGCATAATTTAAAAACCCTCTATATCCTTCTTTATCTTCACATTCAAGATATGTAGTTCTGGTCTTGTAATTTCGAGACAAGAGAATATAACCTTTTTCATTAAAAATTTTTTCTATATCTTCAATAGAATTTCGCTTAGTCATTCCTCTCTTTTTTATACTGCACTCTTTGCAAACAGTATAAACATGAGTAGACATATCAGCCCAAGTTCTATAAAAAATACTACCACAAGAGCATTTAAAGCATAATAATTTATCGTTTCCTTCATAAATTTTTGATAAAACAATTACATTTTCTTGTTTTTCATTCAAAAATTTTTGAATGTTTTCTATGCTATAAATATTTCTTTTAGAAAAATAACAAGGAGTTCTATTTAATTTTAAATTCCCCACTGAGATAGTAGACTTATAACCTTTTTTATCAATAAATAAAAGAGGAATTTGATTATTTTTATATTCTTTTTCTAATAATGTATAACCTTTTTCTTTAAAAAGATTATACACTTCTTCATAACTTAATTTCTTACCCATTTATTTATATCCTTTTATTTTAACAAATATTCTTATAGTTTCCCATAAGATTCGACTATA